TAAGAACTTATGCGGCGCCAACCGCGTAGGCCTAGAACGCCAATTTAAGGAGAAAACAAAATGGCACGTGGTTTAAAAATTAGTCACGAAAGAAGTGACGGTACATTAGTTGATCAAGAAGTAAGTACAACAATTAGTTCCATTGGTGGTACAGGTGGTCGCCCACAGTGGGTTACTGTACAGGGTGTAAAGACTGTAAAAGTACAATTTAATACAGATGCAGGAATTTACCATGGTAATGCATACATTGTTGCTCAAAAAGGTGCAAGACAATTTTTAGTTGCTAATGCTGTTGGTGCAATTGAAGACGCAACTCACAGCAATGCTAGTGTAACTGTAGCAACGCTAACAGCAGGTGCAGACGCAGCAAATGCAGCAGCAGCCACTGGAGCTGGCGCAATGACAGTGACTGGATACAACACAAGTGGTACTCGTTTTTATGTCAAGCGTATTTCAAACAAATTTGTTTGGGACTTTAGTAACAATAGGTATCGTTGGAGAACTAGTGATAATGCGGCTACAGCAACATTTGCTAATGTTGAATGTCATTAAATAATATTGTTTTAAAAAAACCCGCTTCGGCGGGTTTTTTATTGGATTCAGCAAACGTTTATCCAGCATAAATACACTGAACAAGGATATTTAAGATGCCCGCGGTAAAAGCTCTCAATAGCAATTATACCATTACCAATAAAAACATTGCTCTTGCTAATGTTATAGTAGCAACACACACTATGTTTGTGGATGGTAACTTGTTAGTAGGCGGAAACACTACACAAGTGACCAAAACAGAACTGAGTATTTCTGATAATACAATTACGCTGAATAAAGGCGAAATTGGCACAGGCGTAACTTTAGGAACAGCTGGATTAGAAGTTGATCGTGGTTCGGCTGCAAATGTATCTATACTCTGGAATGAATCTATAGATAAATGGACCTTGACCACCGATGGCACCACATTTGCTAATATTTCAACAAGTACCGGCGCCGGTGCAATTGCTATAGTAGATGATTTAAGTCCAACGTTGGGTGGAAATTTAAACGTACTAGCAAGAACAATATACAGCAGTAATGTTAATGTTATAAAATTTGATGATAACTTAGCGGTGTCTACAACATCAGTGAATCCAGCTGCAATTTCTAATTATAATATTATTACGGCAAAATCTCCTGAAGCAGGAGGGTCTGGACTATATACCACAAATACACAAAACTCAACTAGAGAAATACCTAGCACTAGAAAAGCTATTGTATATTCTTTGGTGCTTTAAGGATAAAACATGGCAATTCATAATACAGTACTAGTAGATTCAGGACAAGAAGCAGCTAATTTATTCTTGTGCTCGTCTTCTAACGGTGATGCAGTGACCACAATGTATTTTTGTAACACAAATACATCGCCTACAACATTTACAATGCACGTAGTACCAAATGGTTTTTCAGCTAACAGCAATAATATTGTATATTACAACAAGGTTATTACAGCAGGCGATACTTATATCATTGACTGGGAAAAATTAGTTTTAAGTTCCGGAGACACAATCAGAGCTAATGCAAATATTGGCAATGCAATTGTAGCTACAGTAAGTACAATAGGTTTATAATAATGGGTCGTTATTTAAAAAATACACAATTACTAGGCGGCAGTTATGCTATACAATTACCAATTGGTAGTAATAGTGTAGGGCCCGATGTACCAGTTGACGGACAATTCAGGTTCAATTCTAGTAATAGCAGAATAGAATTTTTTCTAGGTGGATCATGGAAACAAGTTGCAAAGATAGGATCTGTAAATATTTCTGTGGATGAATTTACCGGAGACGCAGTTACTACTAATTTTACAATGAGTCAGTCTGAAGTTGATGCAAATGCTATACTAGTTCAAATAGGTGGAGTATATCAACAGCCTAATGTAAATTATACTGTTAACGGAACTACTACCATTACTTTTACAAGTCCACCACCTGCGCCAGGAATAAATCCAAATAAAATTGTTGTTGTGCATAATCTTAACAGCACCGACGCTGCATAAGGACAGACAATGGCAATTGGGCGTATATCCGGACCAATGCTGTTTAACAACCTTGAACGTCAAGGTGTTGATCTAGCTTTTCAATCTAATCTTTTATACTTGGATGTTAATAATCTTCGTGTTGGCATTCAGAATTCTGCACCAAACTATATCTTAGACACGCCGGGAAATGTAAAATTAGCTAACATTATAATCGAAGGCAATCTAATTTCTTCAAATACGGGTAAGATAAATTTTGGTTCTCTTTCGAATATAGTTATATCTGGCGGGAGTACAAATCAAGTTTTATATACCGATGGGTTAGGAAATCTTGAATGGGGAGAAATTAGCCAACTTGATCCAACTTTTGGTAATATATCTTTATCAGGTAATGTAATATCTACTAATTCATTAAATGGAAATTTAATATTAGCAGCAAATGGAACTGGCTCAGTTACAACAACAAATGATTTCTATGCTGGTAATATATACGCTTTAAACATTGTTGGCAGTGTTTCTAGTAACGGAGGTGCATTTACTGGTAATGTATCTGCTCCTTGGTTTATAGGCAATTTATCTTCGGCTTTAATTAATTCAAATTACGCCAACATTACCTATTTACAAACAAATAATTTAAGCTCAGGTAATGTATTGATAAGCGGCGGTGTAATTTACAATGTTGATTTACAAGCAAATAATTTTAGTGCTGCAAATGCTTTGATCACTGGTGGTAATATATCAAACACCAATGCTCAAATTAATAACTTCAGCTCAGCAAATACTTTGATTAGTGGTGGTACTCTATATAACATTAACTTACAAGCAAACAATCTAAGTACAGCAAATGCATTGATTAGTGGTGGAGTAATTTACAATGTTAATTTACAAGCAAATAATTTTAGTACCGCTAATGCCTTAATAACTAGCGGATCTATATCAAATACAGACGCCCAAATTAATAATTTAAGCTCGGCTAACATATTAGTGTCCGGAGGAATACTATATAATACAGATGTACAAGCAAATAATTTTAGTACTGCTAATGCCTTAATAAGCAGCGGCAATGTAACAGCAAACTTAGTTGGTAACTTAACTGGGACATTTGGGAATTTATCGGGCAATGTTAACGCTAATTGGTTTATTGGAAATATTGAAGCACAGAAAGCCAATTTTTCAGACCTAGTATTTGTTAATTCTAACTTAACTGTCTCGGGAAATTTAATATCAACTGGAAGTTTTATTGCTACTGGCAATGTTGTAGCACAAAAAATTACAAGTCTAACAGGCGATTTGCACATTAGTGCAGCGACTGATGACCCTAATAATATCATTAGGTTTGATAGTGTCAGTGCAGTTGATATTGCATCAGGCAATACAGCTCAACGTCCGCCTAGCCCAGATTATGGTTATCTAAGATATAATACCGATCAAGGCTCAATTGAATGGTGGACCGGTGCAGCATGGATACAAGGTGCTCAAACTATTACGTCCGAAATAATTATACCAGATGGTATAAATTCTGTTTACACTCTGGCTCAATCAACAACTGAGAACTCGATATTAGTGAATATTAATGGTACCATTCAACAATCAGGTGCTGGGGCCTACTCAGTATCGGGAAATCAAATTACATTTGCTGAAGTACCATTGGTAACTGATATAATTGAAATTAGATATATTGCCGGCGGTGTTGCTGTAGCCACATATGGAAATGCACAAGTTAGCAGTTATTTGACTTCTCATACTGGTAATATTGCAGCTGGAAATATTATAGTAACAGGAAATACAGTAGTAAATGGCAATTTAAATATATCATCGACTTCCGGAACCCCAGGAAATACATCAACTCCGGCCAGCTGGTTAAAGATTTATGTTGGTGGGGCCGAATATTTTCTACCATTATATCAGTGACAAACCAAATTTATAAATTTGGCTAAATATTCGTATTACTGAATACTACCAAGGATTTATAATATGGCCGTTACTAGAATTAAGAATAATCAGATCACTGATAGCACAATTACGTTTCAAAAAATCGCGGCAGGAACATTAGTTGGTAGTCTATTTAATGCAAATTTAACATTTAATTCTAACGTAAGTATTGCCGGAAATCTTACTGTAACCGGCAATACAACCACAGTTAGTTCAATTGACACATTAGTATCTGACAGTCTAATTACTCTTAACAACGGGTATGTTGGTGTTCCTGCATACGATGTTGGTCTATTGTTTAATCGAGCTTTAGGTAGCCTGGGAAACTACGGTGGAGTGAACGCAGCACTTGTCTGGTCAGAATCCGACGGCGCATTTATTACTGTATTAACAACAGAAACAGGAACTACACAAGGTACAATCAATCGTGCATTCAAGGCTAATTTAATAGCTGGAAATATTACTGTTGCCAATGCTATAACTGCTCAAACAGCCACAATTACTACCCTAAATGTTACAAATACTAATGTATCCGGCTTAACTTCAACTGGCAATATTGTAGCAGCTTCTGGACAAAACGCAACAAACTACACCACCGGTGCTCTGGTGGTTCCCGGTGGCGGCGGAGTTGGTATTACTGGGGATCTATGGGTCCAGGGCCCTAGCACATTTGCTGGTAATATTGTAGCAGGTAATATTCAATTAAGTGGCAACATCAATGTTCCTGTAGGTGGAACATTCTCTAACACTGGTGTATTTTTTGGTAATGCTGGTGGCATTGGCGCCTTATATGCTGGTACATCAACTTATACAGTATTGCCAACAACGGTTTTACAACTAAGCGGTAACGTAGACACTTACGCCCAAGTCAACTTCCAAAATATCAACAGTGGTACTAAAGCATCTACAGATTTTGTACTAACAGCGGATAACGGAAATGACACAGATGGCTATATAGATTTAGGTATTAATTCGAGTACCTTTGCTGATCCGGCCTATCCTGGTTTTTATCCAAATGATGGATACTTGGTACATCATACTGCAACAGGTGCAGGTAACTTAGTTATATTTTCACATGAAGCTGGGTCAGCAATTAAGCTACATGTTGGGGAATATGGTGATAGTAATGTAAGAGTTACAGTAACGAATTCTGGACTAAGAGTCAATACAACAACAACAAGCACATCAACTACATCAGGCGCATTAATAGTTGATGGAGGCTTAGGAGTAAAAGGCAATATACATGCTGCTGCAATTAACAATACTCCAATTGGTAACACTACACCAAGCACGGGTGCATTTACTAACTTATCTGGCTCTACATTAGTTGCAACTAATATAAGTACTGGTAATGCGGTTGTTACAGGTGGTTATATTAACAACCTAGCCAATCTTACTGCCACAGACGGCAGTGTAACAACACTTGTAGCAACAAACTTCAGTTCTGCAAATGCTATAATTACAGGCGGAAACATCACAATAAGTGGCACGCCTGGAACCTATGTTCAAGCCGATCATGTTGAGGCAAACTATGGTAAATTTGGCAACCTAATAGGTTTTGCTTCGGAAATATTTGGTAATTTTAGCGGCAGTATAATATCCGGAAATACAGAAATAACCGGCGGCTATATCAATAACTTGGCCAATCTTACTGCTACAACAACACAAACAACTAATTTTAGCACTGGTAATGCGGTTGTTACAGGTGGTTATATTAACAACCTAGCCAATCTTACTGCTACAACAACACAAACAACTAATTTTAGCACTGGTAATGCAGTTATCACTGGCGGATACATCAACAACTTAGCCAACTTATCTGCCACAACAGCTCAATTTACAAACATCAGCACTGGTAATGCAGTTGTCACTGGCGGATACGCCGACAATTTTCCAATTGGCGCAAATACTGCTGCCAGTGGTAATTTTACTAATATATCATCTTCGGGAAATATCAGCGTTAACAGTGGGGTAGAATCAACGTCTACTAGTACAGGTGCACTTGTAGTGACAGGTGGTGTTGGAATTGGCGGTAATTTATTCATCGGCGGTAATTTAACGGTGTATGGAAATACCACCGTTCTGAACACAGAAACATTAAATGTCGAAGATCTTAATGTTACAGTAGCAGCCAATGCTACATCAGGCGCTCAAGCAGATGGTGCCGGACTAACTGTAGCCGGAGCAAATGCAAAATTAACTTACGTTAACGCGATTGATAGTTGGGAATTAAACAAAAATCTATCTGGTTTTGATGTTACAATGTTCACTGGTAATTTTACCAGTGCAAATATAACTACACTAACTACACCTAGTATAAGTGTAAACAATATGACCGTTGCTAATTTAAATAGCAGCTTGGCTAACATAACCACTGGCAACATTGATACTTTAAATTCAGCCAACGGTAATGTAACCACGTTAGTGGCAACTAATTTAAGTACAGCAAATGCAGTAATAACAGGCGGTTCTGTTAATAACACACCTATAGGTGCAACTACACCTAGCACCGCTAATTTCACTACTGCGAATGCTACAACAATAGATGCATATACAGTTAACAGCACCACTCTTAATGCTACAAACGGTAATGCGACTACATTAGTGGCAACTAATTTCAGTACAGCTAATGCAAGAATAACCGGTGGTTATGCAGACAACTTCCCAATCGGTGCCAATACTGCTGCTCCTGGTTATTTTACCAACTTGGAAGCAAGTAACAGTACAAAAACTGCTGTTCTTAATGTAACCTCTAATGTTTACTTAAGTCCGCAAAGTGCGCCGGCAACAGTAACCATGAATCCGTTAAACGGCGGAACTGTCGATTCTGTAGCTATTGGATCTGTAAACGCTGCTAATGTATATGCAACTGGATTAAGAGCAGCAACTAGTTTCTGGGCAGCTACAACCGGTCCAGTCTGGATTAGAGGGGGTACAGGCACAAGCGGTATAAACAATATACCAATTGGAGCAGTAACACCATCTACTGCGGCATTCACAATAGCCGACATTTCCACTGGTAATATTACAACTTTGAATAACTTCACTGGCAATATTACAACTTTAGTTGCTACTAATTTAAGTACAGGTAATGCAGTAATCAGTGGTGGTTATATAAGTGCATTGACAAATGCCTATATTACAACTAGTAATATTACAAACTTTAGTACCGCAAACGCATTTATCACTGGCGGTTATGCCGACAACTTCCCAATTGGGGCAAATACAGCTGCCACCGGAGCATTTACTACGCTCACAGCAGCAAGTATTAATAGTACTGTTATAGGTAATGTCACACCAGCGGCTGGTACATTTACTACACTAACAGCTACAACTAGTTTAACAGCATCTGGTAATTTAGTTCTATCAGCTGGTACAACTACAGTATACACAGCAGCAGCAGGAACGGCCAATACCACTGGCGCATTAGTAATAACCGGAACAGGTGGCGCTGCAATTAACGGTAATATGTACGTAGGCCAAGGTGCGGTTATTAATGGAAATAAAACAACACACGACACCATAATTAGAGGTGTGAATGATAATAGCTTGTTATTTGTTGCAGCCGATACAGTTTACGATCAAATCAGTATTGGTGGCAATATTACTACAGCCAACATTGTACAAGGTGCAAAATTAGTTGTTAACAGCATTGACGCAATGTTGATTCCAAAAGGAACATCAGCTCAACGACCAAGTTCACTTGGCTACAGTGATGTGCCGGGCATGATTCGTTACAATACTACCACCAACGAATTAGAATATTACGGAACTGCAGGATGGAAAAATACTGGTAGTACATTTACTGTTATTGTATCAAGAACATTCTCTAATTCCAGCGGAGATATCAATGGTAATGTTGATGGTAGTAATACACAATTTACCTTGGGGGCAGAGTCTACTACCGCAGCAACTTTGGTAGCAATCAATGGTGTTATACAAATTCCAGCAACTGCATATTCAGTAAGCGGAAATGTAATTACATTCACTGAGGCACCTGCTATTGGTGACACAATTGATTCTAGAATAATTACAACAACTTCTACAGTCACCGGTGTCGCAGCGTTGAGTGGGTTCAATGAATTTGCTGCTGATGATACTGCACTAAGATTCTACACAGGAAATGTCTCACTAGGCAAAGTAGAAAATTGGAGAATTGATACTAACGGAGACTTTTATCCAGTGACTACAGCCAACATTGGATATCCTTCAAACAGAGTTGATTATTTCTATGTAAGTAATTTAAATGTAAGTGGTACAATCACCGGTGCATCATTGAGTTCAGGTAGTTTAGATGATACAGTGATTGGTGCAAATATTGCGAGACCAGGACACTTTACTACATTATTTGCTGACAGTACTTTTACCACCAATGCCGAACATGTAACCGATGATATAAGAGGAAAATTTGTTGCACCTAGTGCTACAGATGCAGTTTATGGATTTGCTACTGCCACATATAGAAGCGGCAAGTTCTTTGTGCAGTTAAGTGATAGTGGTGGAGGCGAGTACCAAGCAGCAGAAGTTATTGCAATACATAATGGTACTACGTGCAGTATAGAAGTTTATGGAGTGACATTCACTGGCGCAGCTAATTTGGCAACGTTCTCATGTAACATTGCAGGTGGTATTGCTTATCTAAATGCAAGTAGTGCAGGTGCAAACTTGGCAGTTAAAGTAACACCAACATTAATGAAGATTTAAGTCATAAGGGAGATATGGAACTGTGGCAAATAAAAATTTTGTAGTACACAATGGTTTAGAAGTTGGGCCAGTTAAGATTTTTTCCGGCAACGGAGAAATTTTAACTACTGGAAATATAACTAGTACCTCAACATCAGCTATAACAACTACTTACGTACAAAAAATATCATTGCAATTTCCAACGGCACTAGGCTCGCCGACTTGGTATAAAATTGGTACATTCAGTGTCAATTCTGGAGTAGGTGCCGGCGAAACTGTGGAATTTACACTGGTAGCCGGACAAGGTTATGCCGGAGATTCTACAGTAAAAGACATTGTAGAAATTCGTTTTTTAAGTGGTGGATCTACCAACATTGAGTCTAACTATTATAGTTTAGGCTACCGAGAAGGTGTACAGGGCGTAAAAGTTAAAAGCACCAATGGGGTTGGAACAGGCACCAGCTGGGATGTGTATTTTTATCTAGCCACAGACTTAGGTAAAGGTTTTGTGGAATTAAAGTTAAGCCCAGATGCAAAGTTTACATGGATCAATACGTCAGATAGTGATCCTGGTTCAGCAGCAGCTAATTTAGTAGTTGCTACAAATAAATTTGTTACAGCCAGCTCTAATGTGGTTATCAAAACAGGTAACCTATATGTTGGCGGTAATATCTATCAACAAGGCAGTCAAGTTAGCACTACGTCGTCGGCTGGTATGCTTACAAAAATTGTTCAAGGAAACGATAGCGTAGGTCCATACAATCTAGGAGCTACTCCTGCAGATATTGATCAAGTTGCTGTCTATTGGAACGGAATCTATCAACCAAAAGATACCTATACCATTGCTGGCACAAACATTACCTTTACTGAGGCTATCCCAACCGGTAGCAATGCTGAAGTAAAAATATTAGCAGGTGGTGGTGTAAATGCATTAGGTACCCTAGCCGACGTCGACTTTACTAGTTCACCCTCGGACGGGCAGTTTTTACAATATGTATCTAGCACAGGAAAATGGAGAGCAAACAGTTCTACATCTATTACAGTAGTACAGAATACAGCATTAGTTTATGCGGTGGCATTAGGCGGTTTTTAATTATATAAGGATATTGAATACATGGCAAAGAAAACTTATACAAGCGGTTACATTTTTACTACAGGAAGTTCTGGTAATACACAAATTACATTACCAGAACTAGTATCACCGGAACAAGTGTTATTAATTATTCATGTACCAAGTAAAACAACGCTTTACAACTTTAACGATACAACATTTAATGCAGTAACATTTACAAACATCCAACGTAGTCTTAGCTCGCAAGGTAACGTTTCAAATGGTAATACTGCTATCAAATTTACTACAGGACAGTTTAATTCTTTAAAATATAACAGCACTGGTATTCAACAAGGCTGGCGCATTACTGGTAATGGTATGCCAACAAATGGTAACACAATTGATTTTACTAATGGCACAGATATCATTTATCTTGATTCACCGGCAACTTTGACGGAGACAAATGCAGCGTTGACGTTTACTGATAGAAATTATCAAACTAGAATAGGAAATATTCCGGTTGATACAAGTGCATACGCTGCAACTGATAAATTATTAATCATCACCGACTCAGAACCAGCACCGTTGGTTTCTTTCAGGGACTTTTTAGTTGATCCAGTTGGTAAATTACGTGTTAGCCAGCCGCAGTCATTGATTGATACCGACTTTGAATATGGTCCTCAGCCAACTAAGTGGCAAACCATGAAGTTTATTAATAATTATTTTGCTAGTTATGGTCGTAACACTGATGCAGCATTGGCTCAAACAGCAAATATTTCTGCTATAACCGGTAACGGAACAGCCTATGTTTCTGTAACGACCTCGGCAGCTCATGGACTAACAGAGGGACAGCCTATTACTGTGGTCGGAACCAGTGATGAACAAGCTAATGGAGAATTCTTAGTATCCAATACAGGAGCTACTTCATTTAGATATGTAGGAACAGGAACAGTAAGTTCGGGAAGTATATTCCAAAACGGCGTGGCAATTTATCCAGGAGCATTTTTTACTGGTGCTAATATTGCATTTACAGCATTAAAAACATTTGGTAATACTACTGTAGAAGTTATTACAAATTCTAATCATGGATTAAAGGTTAACAATACTTTATCTGTTGTTAACTTTAGTTGGGCAAACGTAACAGGACCGCAAACTATTGCAACCGTAGGAAATGGTCGTGCATTTACCTATGAAACAACAAGTATTGGAGGTACTACTTCTTTTGCTGGTACAGCTGGTAACATCTATGTAAGGCCACAAGGTATAGCGTATGCTGTACCAGTAGATGGTGGCATAACAATGACTACCAATGACACACAACCTAACAGTAGAATTATTAGGCAGAGTCGTAAATATTTCCGCTATCAAAGTGGTAAAGGCGTACAAGTAAGTTTTGCTGTGGCATTTAACAATCCTGCACAGGCCACTAGTAATATTCAAAATCGTGCTGGTGTTTACGATGATCAAAACGGAGCTTATTGGGAATGGGACGGTGCTACGTTATGGGCAGTGCGTAGATCCAGTGTGAGACAGTTAACAGGCACAATTACAGTTACCAATGGATCCGCTAACTTCACAGGAGCAGGTACAGCATTTACAACAGAATTGGCACCAGGTGATTTTATTGTTGTAAAAGGTAACAGCTATAAAGTTATTCAGATAATCAGTGACACCAGTGTAGATGTCAGTCCTACTTATAGAGCAGATACAAGTATTAGCACTCTTGCTGGGGTTAAAGTAAGCAAGACAGTAGATGCACGTATTCCGCATACTGGATTTAACATTGATAAAGCTGATGGAACAGGACCTACTGGGTTCAATTTAGATATTAACAAGATATTGATGTACTACATTGATTACGCTTGGTACGGTGCAGGTACAATTCGATTTGGTGTCAAAGATCAAGACGGTGAAATCACATATCTACATAAGTTTGTACACGGTAATAATAAAGTCGAGGCATACTTCCGTTCAGGTAACTTGCCGGTTAGATACGAAGTAATTAATGGTGAAACAGCACCAGCAACTGCTCCTACTCTGTTCCACTGGGGCACTTCAATGATCATGGATGGTTTGTTTAACGAAGACCGTGGATATACATTTAGTGCTACCGGAGCGTTGAACACTATCAATCAATTCAGTCCGTATACAATTTTGAATGTTAGGCTAGCACCGACCGCCGACAGCGGTATTCCAGGCGGATTTGGTGTTCGTGATTTATGTAATCACATGCAATTATGGCCACTAAGTTGCGACATTTCAGCTACAGATGCTTGCCAAATTCAAATTATTCTAAATGGTACACTAAGTAGTTCGGCGCCTGTATGGACCAATGTTGGGGGTAATAGTTTAGCACAGTATGATGATCAGGCCACACTGACAACCGGAGGCGAAGTAGTATGGCAAGGTATTGTTGGTGCTCCGGCTCCAAGACAAAATGCTGTTAACTATTCAGGTATTGTTACTACAGGTGGATTTAACTTCCAAACTATTACATACGATTTAAGTAAGATCAAAGAGTTGAATAATAGTCTACTGGGTGGATTCAACACATTCCCTGATGGTCCCGACACACTAAGTGTAGTAGTAACTCCATTGAACAACAATGTTAGAGTACAGGCTAGAGCAGTGTTGCGTTGGCAAGAAAACCAAGCATAATAAAAGGAAGATATAGAAATGGCATTACAAAGAATAAACACAGCATTTGGACCAAACCCGGTAAGGTTTAATGGAAACATTCAACCTCAAGCTAATGCCAATGTGTTCCTTGGCAACACTGGTTATCAATTTGCTACAATCTATGCGTCAGAATTTAGCGGTACGGCGACTAACTCTAATGTAGCTATAAATCTTAATGGAGGTTTTGTACAAGGTACTAGAGGAGCATTTAGTTCCAATCTTGTATGCGAAGCCACCACTATAAGTAGCAATGTAGCGACAGGTGCCTTAGTTGTACGTGGAGGTGTTGGTATAGCCGGTAATGTGTTTACATCGGGCTGGATAGTACCAACATCAAACACTACGCAGAATTTAGGCACAACAACCAGCTGGTGGGGAACTTTTTACGGGGTATCTACACAAGCCAGATATGCTGACTTGGCAGAAAACTATCAAGCTGATTCGGCGTATGATCCGGGTACGGTACTGGAGTTTGGTGGAGAGTTTGAACTCACAGTAGCCGAAGATGGATCTAAGAAAGTTGCAGGTGTAGTTTCAACTAATCCTGCCCATCTTATGAACGGCATGTTACGTGGACCTAATGTTGTTCCGTTAGCTCTACAAGGACGTACTCCTTGCAAGGTACGCGGTAAAATAAGCAAGGGTGACATGTTGATAAGTGGCGGTAGTGGCTATGCCAGACCGGACAACAATCCAGTGGTAGGAACAGTGATTGGCAAAGCACTTGAAGATTTTGACGGTATTGAGGGTGTAATAGAAGTTGTAGTCGGAAGATTATAAATCAAAATTTGCTTAACTCCAAAGGGCCTTCAAAGGCCCTTTTGTTTTTTCCATAAATACTAAAACTATATGGATTTAAAATGGGTCTAACAAGAACAAGATTTTCCCAGGCAAATACTGCTGTAGCAAGGATTCAAGATCCTATTACGGTTCTTAATAATGAATCAACAGAGGCCAATGTTGATGTTGGATTCATTATTAACCGAAATCACGGAACAAAAGCCAATGCTGCTATTTACTGGAGTGAATCTGGAACTGAATTCGTAACTGCTCTTACTGCTAATACTGGCGTACCAGATGGTAACATCTTAATATCTTCTTATGCAAATATTCGATCTAACCAAATATTTGCAAATATTGGCCCAGCTAGCGGTATCTCTAATGTTTATATTACCGGCAGTTTAATACCATCATCAAATATAAGTTACGATTTAGGCAGTAGCACAAATAGATTTGCTACGTTGTGGTTAAGCGGAAATACCATTGTCCTAGGATCAGAATCTGTAAGTGTTAACAACAGTAATTGGACATTAACTACTGGTGGCAATAATATTGTATTAGGTAGTGAATCAACTTTTAATAATATTATAGTAAGTAACATCACCGTTACTACAAATTTAACAGTTCAAGGTACAACAACTATTGCTGCGTCGAATAATGTTGTATATCAAGATTCAATCATTGAATTACATACTCAATCTAATCTTGCTCCACTTACCAACGACGACGGCCGCGACATAGGTTTAAAGTTTCATTATTATAAAACACAAGATGAACACGCTTTCTTAGGCTGGGCTAATGATACTGGTTATCTTGAGTGGTATGACAGTGGTCGTGAAGGAATTGGCAATGTTTTTACAGGTAACACATATGGTACTATAAAATCCGGCGGGTTAATATTAACAAACAATATACCAAGCACAAGTACCACTACAGGAGTCTTAACGGTAGCCGGCGGTGTTGGTATTGCAGGTAATTTATACATTACTAATACCGGCGATGTATCTGCCAATATCGGAACATTAAGAAATAATTTAGACACGTTAAATGCTAACGTTGGTGAGTATCAACTATATGCAAATGCCAATGCCACAGCTCAACAAACTTCAATTAATACGTTAACATCGAATGCCGCATCTCAACAAACTTTAATTGACAGTATAAACGCAAACGTCGGCGCATTCCAGACCTATTCAAATGCTAATGCAGCGATCCAAACCGCAGATATATCAAATATTATTTCAACAGCTAATGCTAATGTCGCTGCTTATTTACTAACCAACACTGGGAATATAGCAGCTGGTAACTTAATAGCTACTGGTAATGTATATGGTGGTATAGTACCAACAGCAATTTACAAAGATGTGTACATCGGAACCACCTCGGTTAGTCTAGCTAGAGGTAGCGGCTCATTAACTGTTGACAATTTGAATACCACTGGGTATGCAGCACAAGCTAACTTGGCTACACTGGCTACAAATGCTACAAAAACTACAGTTACTTCGAATATAGCATCTGGAACATCTTATATCACATTTGTTTCTGCTACCTCTGGGAATGTAGATCAAAATATTAATACTGGTTTAACTTATGATCCTAACAGCGGTAATTTAAGAAGTTATGCTGCTTATGTAGATACAACGTTATCTGTAACTGGTAACATTTATACCACAGATGGAATTTTCTATCTTGGTAATGGACAACCAGTAACTGCTGGTGCTCCTGTTAATTTTACTTTTAGTTCTTCGCCTCCCGGTGGGGCATTCCCGGGGGATACTTGGCTAGATAGTGACGATGGGATATATTATACCTATGTCAATGATGGAAATAGTTCTCAGTGGGCAGAGATTAGCTTATTAGGAGGACTAGGTCCTCAAGGACCTACTGGACCTACTGGTCCTATAGGAGACACAGGAGCAACAGGCCCAACCGGAGCAACCGGCCCTACTGGAGACCTCGGCCCAACAGGACCTACTGGAGCAACTGGTCCTACCGGTCCTTCGGTTACCGGGCCTACAGGTCCCACAGGACCTACTGGAGCAACTGGTCCTAGCGGGCCTACTGGACCTCTTTACACAATAATATCTACTAGTAATGCCCCAACCGGACCCACGGCCGGGCAAATATGGTACGATATTGATACAGGCAAAAGTTATTTTTACTATGATGACGGAAGTAGTCAGCAGTGGGTTCTATTTGCTGATCCTACTGTAACTGATGGCGCAACCGGGCCTACTGGACCTACTGGACCTACTGGACCAACAGGAAGTGGCGCAACCGGTCCTACCGGCGCAACCGGACCCACTGGTCCTTCGGTAACTGGTCCTACCGGCCCACAAGGAAATATAACTGGACCAACCGGACCTGCTGGACCTACTGGTCCTACAGGAGACACAGGAGCGACCGGTCCTACTGGACCTACTGGACCTACTGGTAATCAAGGAGATATTGGGCCAACTGGTCCAACCGGCCCTACAGGAGATCTTGGCCCAACAGGACCTACTGGCCCTACAGGAGACACAGGAGCGACAGGACCTACCGGTCCTACCGGCGCAACCGGACCTACTGGTCCTTCGGTTACCGGGCCTACAGGTCCCACCGGAACTACAGGACCTACTGGTGTGTCAGGTGACAAATATTCTACGTCAAGTACTACATCAGTTAATATGGCAACGACTAGTATAAACGATGATGTCACTTTCACTGTTGATACTGGATTATCATATACCGTTGGGCAACCTATTATTATTGTGTCAGCTGGAACACCAGCTGATTATTTTGAAGCCACTGTTATAAGTTATAGTGGGTCATCTCTTGTTGTCAACATAGATTTAATAAATGGCGCAGGTACTCATGCTGATTGGGAAATAAATCTAGGAGGAGCATCAGGTCCACCTGGGCCAACAGGACCAACTGGACCAACAGGACCCACCGGCAACACAGGAGCAACCGGACCTACCGGACCCACCGGGCCTACTGGGGCGGCAAGTAATGTAGCAGGACCAACCGGACCCACCGGAACTACAGGACCTACTGGTCCTACTGGAGCAGCTTCGACTGTAGCAGGACCTACTGGAGCAACTGGTCCTACCGGTCCCACAGGAAACACAGGAGCAACAGGGCCCACTGGACCTACTGGACCTACTGGACCAACAGGACCAACAGGTAGTGGTGCCACCGGGCCCACTGGTCCTACTGGAGCAGCCGGCGCAGGCGGCTTGGCCAATATAGTAATTCGTGAATTTACTTCAGGAACAGCACAAACATACACTCCTACTGCGGGAACAGCATACTGGATTGTGTATTGTACTGGTGCCGGCGGTGGCGGTGGTGGTAGTGACGGTGATGCTACATCCGCCGGTGGTGGAGGTGGTGGTGGCGCGGGCGGAACTGCCATTATAGCTTATAACGCCACTGAGATGGGAGCAGATGCATTATATACCGTAGGCGGTGCCGGCCAAGGTGGAAACAATACAGGTACTAACGGTACTGCTGGTGGCAATTCAACTTTTGATCCAGCCGGCACCGGTGCGACTCTAACAGGTGGTGGCGGAGGTCTTGGAACTGGAACTGGTACTGTAGGTGATGGGGGCTCGTGGGCAGGCGGCACAGGAGGCACCGCCACCGGAGGCGCAGCAAATATCAGCGGCGGCGAGGGTGCTGCCGGAATAGGTGATACCACCGGTGACTTCGGACTTGGTGGAATAGGTGGTGCCAGTTACTGGGGCGGTGGTGGTAAGGGCGGCGGCGCGGCTAGTACAGGTGCTATTCTAGCTGGTAGCAATGGACCGGCCCATGGCAGTGGTGGCGGTGGTGGCGCACACTTTGATATTATTACAGGTGCTGCTGGTGGCAACGGTGATGGTGGATACATTTACATAGTGGAATATATAACATGATCGCTAGTGTTTTGATACTTGATTCAACTACTCGACAAGCTATAAAACGAGTAAGCATAGATACAGAAATACCGGAAACACTTAATCTTTTGAGCGGTGAAATATTAAGTCCTCGGCACGATGGAGATATTGGGTGGACGCTGACCGAACAAAATGAATGGATAGATCCCGATCCTGGAACGAAATGGACTCCAGAGCAAAAGATTCGTAACAAGCGTGATTACTACCTAAAATCTTCGGATAAATATGCTATACCAGACTACAATATTTCACAAGAAAAAAAAGATCAGTGGCGAGAGTATAGACAATTATTGCGAGATATTACTAAACAGGCAGGATTTCCAAATTCAGTGGTCTGGCCAGATAAACCCGAGTAAATAAAATGCCATTAACTTTTCCTCCAAGTCCAACAGCAGGTAATACATATACTGACGGTAATTCGGTAGTGTGGCAATTTGATGGCACAGTCTGGAATGTTGTTACTGGATCAACCAAGAGATTGTATGAGGGAGTCAAAGTTGGATTTACAGTTAATTATAATTTAGCAGATACTTTAAGTGCAGTCAGCTGGGATTTAGAAAATTTTGATACCAATAACTATTGGAGTGTATCAGATCCTAGTAAACTTCACATCCCGAGAACCGGATATTATAATCTTAATACTAATATTTTTGCAGTTGATTCCGGTAGAACATACGATATACGAGTTAGACTAAATGGAACTACAGATTTAGTTACAGGACTTTTAAATGCAGGACAAGCTGCCGATTATAACGAAACTCAATTTTTCAACGCCGGTGATTATATACAATTATTTGCTAATGAAGAAGCATCAACCGGAGCACTTGACTCTTCAAGCTTTGTAGAAATTACTTTATTAGGTTATGCAGTTGGTACTGGCATAACACCTTATTCGGCATTCAGTGGTGCTCGTCTTGTTCTTGATACAACATTTTCTGCAAATAGCAACAGCACCCCTATATCTTGGGATAGTGTGTCGTGGGACACAAATGCAAATGCTTTAGCAGAAACTTATTGGAGTGCCGGTACCCCTAGTAGGATTACTGTTAAAACAAACGGCTTTTATCTTATTACTACTTTCATTGAAACAGACGAATCCGGTGGAGAATATGCAGTTTCACTTAGAAAAAATGGCAATACTACAATTACCACTGCCAATATAAGTCCGAACGGAACTGCCTTTTTTAACCAAACATTTAATTTAAATACTAACGATTATTTTGAAGTATTAGTTAGTGATACACTTAGTGCAGGAGCAATTACTACTAAATCTACTTTCGAAATTATAAGACAAGGAACATAAAAAAATATGAGCCAATTTATTACAACAACAAGTGTTATTACCGATACTGCAATTACTGTTCCAAATTTATCCGGCGGAACTAATCAACGAGTAGTCCGTATTAATGGTACAAATTCAGTTACTGATGCATCAAATACAGATACAACTAGTCAACTTAATACAGTTTTAATCAAGACTGGTAATGTTTATTATGCCACCGGCGTAGTATCAGGGTTCACCAGTTTAAATCCAGGATCCTCATATTTTTTAAGCACATCAGGTAATATTACTGCAACTCCGCCTACACCTACATCATCTGTGCGAGTACTATATTTAGGCTTTGCTTTAAATACGTCTGACTTATTATTCAGACCAGGTATTCCTATAACTGGGGTATAAAGATTTTATAATATGGCTATTACTAATTCCCAAATTGAAGTTGATTTAACTACTATTTCAGGTAATAGTTATCTTAATCTTCCTATCACTGCCGGTATAAGCAATTCCGGATATTGGTATTACTATACACCAGTCAACGCCAATAATAGTAGTATAAGTGCAAACATAACACCTTATAGATGGGGCAATGCTTTACCAATGGCCACTAGTACCATGGTTATTGACGGAACTTTTGCACTCTTAACTGAAACGTGGGATGGCGCAAACGTAAAATATCACAACGGATGCATTGAGTGGATCGGCCCGGGCACTAATGACATTACCAATGAGGTTGAAGACGATGCTTTTTTCTTTGCTCATTTAGGTACCTTAAGCACAGCTCCCGACGATGATGTTTATTATTGGGATAGAGCATTTGAACCAGACGCAGGAACCGATTGGGAGTATTATCAATACCACCAGCATTCTCCTACTTCATATCCTCAATACGAGAATGGACGTCAAGTTTTAAGCGCCAACGGATTTATTGATCCCAATGATCCTGCATTTGGATACATGATAAGTGTGCAAGTCAAATCAGCTGGCGTAACCTATTCTAGCGTATTAGGAAGAGTTCATACACCATCGGTGGGTGGCGCACACAATAGTCATAATGATGTAACTCTACCGTCGGTGGCCAACAAAAATTACTTACCAGGCGGCATAGTACGGGGAATTGGAGAAAGATTTCATTGTTTTTATATTACAGCATCCGGCGGCGATTGGGAAGTTTTTAATAGAACATATACAGATGCAGCAGCAAGCTTTACTGCACAAGTTAGTTTGGGAACATTTAATTTAGCAGATCCGTTTTTTAGCCCTACATTAAATCAGCAAAGTCAATATCCTGTTCGTGCATCTTGTGGGACAAGTTTTGGATCTAGAATTTATTTTCCAGTCATTTTAAATAATACCGCAACAACGTTTGATTTAGAAATTTGGTCATTTAATAGTTTAGATACTATTGCCGGCGGTAGCTTGGTACGACAAGTACTTTCATCTAATGTAGCTGCTAGACCTGACTGTTTTTGTGCTACATTAGGAACCACAGCACTATATGCCTTGTTCACTGATGTTCCTAATGGTGGAACAGATTTATGGAAATATGATGGTACCACATGGTCTTCAGTTGGAAGTTTTTTAACAAACAATTCTGCAGATCCTATACGTGTACATGGTTTCAAATTTAATAGTGAAGATTTTAAATGGTATGCCTTATTGTCCGGAAATGCATCGGGCGGCGGATCATACACGGGATCTGGATTATATAGTTTTGAATTAGATGATGCTTTCACTGGATATAAGCATCTAGATTACGATGCAACTACTAATTCTTTCGTCGAAAGAAATCAGCTTTCAACAGGATACGTGAAGTACACACCAAGTTCAGCAACTTTTACAAGAATAAACGATACCGAACCTCAAGCTATTGCAGCAGATACAGTAATTCTTAATTACCAACAACCAGACAATCAATGGTTTAATAGAAAATCTATTGGCTTCGGTGGCAAAGAATATTATTTTCAAACAATAACATTAAATGATGGTCGTAGACTAGGTGTTGGTCAAGTATCCGATAACGAAAACAATTTAGGTGCAACCAATTCTGGAGATTTTTTAGTAAGTATTTTTAAGCCAGATCTTGGATCAGCAATTCATTTGGCATTTGGAAGCTCTGGGGATGATTATTTAACCAGTTGTTGGGAAGACGCAGAAGACAAAAAAATTTATTTAACTGGTTACTGTAAAGGCCCAATTGTGCCCAAAGGAGATATTTGGATACATGGATGGTGCCGTAATTTTTCCGACGGAGGAAACGCACTAGAATGGGCGGATATGACAGTAGATCCTGACGGCAATGTTTATCTAATAGGATCACATGATTCAGGTTGGGTAGTAGTAGCCAAGTATGATAAAAATTATATTTTACAATGGCAAAAAGAATACGGTGATGATGCAAGTCTAACTGACATTGGCAAAGGAATAGCCGTAGACGGAACCGATGCTGTGTACTATTGTGGTAGTACACAAGAAGGAGTAGGCGGAGTCGATGCACTTTTAGTCAAACTCAATCCTTCGACTGGAGTTCCAGTCTGGGCTAAAATTTTAAACACAGATAATGTGACTTCAGAAACTGCTACTAGCGTGGCAGTAATTACCAAAGCAAATACAAAATATGTTGTAACAAGCATTACATCAGGAACAACAACAACTTTTGTGGTTACAGATACCGACGGCAATATAGTAGAACAAAATCTTGTAGCAAATTTAGTAGTTAATAAAATCAAATATAATCAAACTAGTAGTAATGTAGGAAGATTTCTGTTTGCAGGAAATGACGGAAATGTAACTACAAAGGGTTTATATGGTTTGTGCGAAATTAGTAGTAATACAAGATTTGTACAATGGATTTGTGGACATGATGCTACACAATCGGTTCAAGTAAAAGATATTATAAATTTAAATTCAAACATTTATGCAATCTGCGGAAATATTGACGATCGAGGATTTGTAACAAAAGTTTCTTCGATTGAAACCGGTGCTGGAAGCTGGACCGTAACTAAAAGTTGGACAAGAACTATTGACCTAAATGCTGCAAATGTAGCCAACTGTCATTGCAGTTATAATAGTATTACGTCTACCCCTTATACTGAAGCAAATATTCAAATATATGTTGCCGGCACAGCAATGGGACCAACTATTCCACAAATGGGAATGGAAGAGGCAGTATTAGCCAGTTTTAGTGAAAGCGGCACTTTGTTATGGCAAACAGCATTTGGCCATGACATGGACGAAAAATTCGTCACTGTTTCTATGGATAGTTTGAATAGAAATATTATTGCAGCCGGTTGGAGTGAAAGTCACTCGGACAGTAGAGATGCAATATTCTTTAGAGCAGACAAAAATGGATTTGGCACAGGAATTTATAATTTAACAGAAACAGGCACCTCGCCTTATTACTACAATGCAAGTAATTATTTAACAGCAGCTAATGTCGATACATTTACACAAGAAACAGCACCGGCAAATAGTGCTGGATCTTTTTCATCTAATGCATATTCTCTAAATTATCAAACCTCGTTGTATCTAGCTAGAGATTTTGATGGACCAATTGGACCAAACGGAGTGTTCACGGGCGTGGTCGGATGGATTGATCTTGATTTATTACAGCAATATCAGAACACAGATGAATTTAAACAGGCGCAGACAAGCGGACATTCTTTAACCTATGTTTCTAATATCAGCTCTATTGGTAGTATGTACCAATTTGCTACGGTCGGGGATGGATCGGCCGACGACGGAAATATTTTTTCATATGATGTAATTAAACATTCAAATGGTGATGTTTACGTAGTAGGACAAACTTCGGGCGATATAACAAAATATAATACCGGACTGTCAGGAGTTTATGATTACTTATTAGTAGAATTAGATCCAACAACAGGTGAATTAGAATTCTACCAAAATGGAACAGAAAAAGACGAAGAAACATACGCATTAACAGAGTTAGCAAACGGAGATATTGCTTACGTAGGTCGAACTACAGGTAACCTAGGCGGACTCAACTCTGGCGGATATGACATCTTTTTGGGCATATTTAATACAAATACCGAAGTTAGTAGTTATTTCTCAATTGGATCTGGATTAGATGATGCCGCTGTCAATGTCCATGATCTAGGAAGTAACACTTTAGCTGTAGTATATTCTACATATAGTAATGTAACGGCAAATGTAGTAAATGTTGGCAGTCAAGACATTGGTGTTATTAAATTTAATTATGCCACAAACACCTGGGGAAATGCATACCAAACCGGATCCAGCACCCAGGAATTATTTGAACAAAATGGAAAACCGAGTGCTTTGTTATCCAATGGTCGATTGGCCATAGCCGCAAGTTCAACTGGAGTATTTGCCGACGATGCAGTTACTTTTGGATTTTTAGATTTGTGTTTGGCAATTTTAGATCTCAACACGGGAGAATGGGCAAAATATCAACTAGGAACTGCCGCTAATGAAATTTCCTCGAGTGTTTCCAAAGCAGGCGATACTTTAATGATTGGCGGAAACTCCGGAGGATCATTTGATGATAATATTGATGCTATTTTTGTAGAGTTCGATGCTCAAGAGGGCCTAGTAGGCAGAGCCAGCTCTGTTTAATGTTTTTTTATTAGTAAATTCTGTATACTATATACACTATACAGAATTTATTATGATTGAATTTGAAAAAAGAATTTATAGCCAAAACGGCGAAGACGGCGTTATCTCGCACATATTCGATAAAATAAACTTCACAAATCGATTAGCAGTGGAGTTCGGAGTACATAGCAATGAATCAAATACACGATATCTGGCAGAGCAAGGCTGGGACTGTTGGTGGTTTGATGCCTACGATTTAGCTGAAATTCCACCAAATGTACAATTTCGGAGAGCCTGGTTGACCCCGCTGACTATAACTATAGAATTCAAAGTATCCAATATCCCAACAGAATTTGATTTACTTAGTATAGATGTTGATGGCAATGATTATCATTTACGAGAAGCAATCAACATGTATCGTCCTAGGGTAATTGTACAAGAGTACAATGGATGTTTTGGTCCCGATGAGGAATACATCATGCCTAGAAATGATACATATCAATGGCGTTTATGGGATAAGAACTTTGGGGCAAGTCTTTTAAGTTTAACAAAACAAGCAGAATCTCTTGGATATGATTTAGTCTATTGCGAAAGTAAAGGAGTTAATGCATTTTATATTAGATCAGACATAAACCCTTTCCCTCGTGTAACAGTAGAACAGGCATGGCGACCATTATGGTGGGCTAATCAAGTATGATTCCTAATATAATACATTTTATATTTTTTGGATTTACTAAATTTGAATTCATACACTATCTAGCAATAAAAAGTGCAGCCGACGTACATTGTCCTGACAAAATTTTTCTATACTATACTAAGCAACCTCAAAATAACCCACTGTGGGATCAAATACTTCCTTTAGTCGAATTAGTTCATGTAATACCCCCGGAAGAATTCAATGGAGTAAAATTAGAAAGTTATCAATACAAAGCTGATATACTTAGGTTACAAAAATTATACGAACTAGGCGGAATTTATTTAGACATTGATATTATAAGCTTAAAATCATATTCAAATTTACTTTCGCATAACTGTGTATTAGGAATTGAAAGCGGCACTGACAATTTAGAAACCGCCGAAAGTATTACCAACGCAGTTATACTATGTGAACCTCAACATCCTTTTATCAATGACTGGTTAGAAGAAACCGGGCGTAATCTTGACAATAAACATTGGGCATATCATGCTGTTAATTTGCCTGTTGAACTATTAAAGAGAAAAAAATACAATGTACACCTTGAACCTAAGCAGTCGTTTATGCCATTTGGTTGGAGGGATACCTGGATATTAGAAAACGATCATTCAAAAGTCAAATTACTCTCCGACTCCTATACCATACACTTATGGGAAACAATTTGGCAACCACAATTGGCAAAAGTAGATTTTAGTTATCTAAAAAACAGCGACAGTATGCTGGCGCGACTATGTAAACAATATTATCAAAGGACAATCATGCCTACAAGTAGTAATAGTGGAAAATCGTGGATAACTGAACAGGTTGTGCGTATTAGCAATAAAATTCAAGTTAAAACAATTTTAGATATCGGTGCCGGTGAAGGCACATATTGGAACAAATATAATAACATTATTCCGGGAGCATGGACAGCCATTGAAGTGTGGGAGGATTATATTCAGCGTTACGACTTAAACAAAAAATATCAATCAGTGATTCAGTCTGACGCAAGAACCGTTGATTACAGTGTTCTAGGAAAACAAGATATTGTTTTTGCTGGTGATGTTCTTGAACATATGACCGAAGATGAAGCAATTTTATTAGTTGAGCAACTGCTTGGTATCAGTCGATGTTTAATTGTAAGCATACCAATAGTACATATGCCTCAAGGTGAATGGGAAGGCAATCCGTATGAAGAGCACGTAAAAGACGATTGGAATGACAGTGAATTTAAAGAGAAGTTTAAACAATATATTATTAATAGCTCAGTTGACAACGAAATAGGCGTGTATATTTTATCTATGGACCAAGACTTTGTAAAATCTTATTTTAAATATAAAATTGCGATTTACACCATTTGTAAAAACGAAGAAAACTTTGTAAAAACTTGGGCCAATAGTAATAAAGAAGCAGACTTGAGATTGGTGTGCGATACTGGTAGTACAGATCAGACTGTTGAATTTCTTAAAAACGAAAACGTTGATGTGATGCCTATTAGAGTAATCCCCTGGAGATTTGATACAGCCAGAAATACTGCATTAAATTTATTGCCTGCAGATGTAGATATTTGTATTTGGCAAGATCTAGACGAAGAATTACTTCCGGGATGGAGAGAACAACTAGAAACAAATTGGCATCCAAATGTTACAATAGCTAATCATAGATATAGAAATAATGATAAACCGTGGCAGTGGCATTCTAAAATACATGCTAGACACAACTGCTATTGGACAGGTGCAGTACACGAAACGCTTAAATGGACTGTTGACGAAAAACAAATTTGGATTCACGAATTATACTTAGATGAGCACCAGGATGTCGGAAAAGACAGGACTGGATATTTTGATTTATTAAAAAAGAAAATACAGGAAGGCGACAACAATTGGCGAACACATTATTTTCTAGCCAACGAATATCAACAGCTAAATCAAATTGATCAAGCCATAGAGCAAAGAATAAAAAGTTACAATGCATGCAATGATGGGGATGTTATTAAAAGTTATATAGCAAAAAATATTGCAATTAATTACACATACATTGGTAACCGTGCTGAAGCGGAATATTGGTTTGAAACCGGGCTAAAAAACAGTAAAGAAAGAGAAACACTTTTCAGTTTTGCGGAATATTATTATCAAAATAAAGATTGGGATAGCTGTTATGTGTATGCTAAAAAATGTATTCAGTGTACACAGAAAAGAGACGGATTTACATATGATCATCGTGCGTGGGATTATTATATCTATGATTATGCAGCACTATCAGCATATCATCTTGGATTAAAAAATAAATCAGTAGAATATGGATTGAAGGCTATAGAATTATGTCCCAATGATGAGCGATTACACAATAATTTAAAATTTTATGAAGAAAGTTAAAACCTGCGTTTATACCATTGCACTAAACGAAATTAAGCATGTGGATGAATTTGTAAAACACAGCAGAGAAGCAGATTTAATTTTAGTTTGTGACACTGGATCTACAGACGGCACAGTTGAACGCTTACAAGAGTTAGGAGTTACAGTACATTCAATAACTCAACGCCCGTGGAGATTTGATATTCCGAGAAATACTGCTCTTAGTTTAATTCCTGATGATATTGACATTTGTCTAAGCATCGATTTAGATGAATATTTACAACCCGGCTGGGCCGCTGCAATCAATCGTGCTTGGCAAGAAAGCAACGGCACCATTAATAGAATTAGTTACGACTATATTTGGAACTGGCAAGAGAACGGTGAACCAGATGTAAGATTTTATGCAGACAAAATTCATCATAGAAAAGGATATAGGTGGCGCCATCCTTGCCATGAAACTTTATACTACGAGGGCGAAGGAGAAGAAAAAAGAGCAGTACTATCGGATGTGATATTACATCATAGAGCAGACCCATCCAAGAGCAGAGCACAGTATAATTCATTATTAGAATTAGCAGTAAAGGAAGATCCTGCAAATGATAGAATGGCTCACTATTATGGTAGAGAATTAATGTATCATGCCCGTTACGAAGAAGCTATTACAGAATTAAAAAGGCACCTTGCATTACCTAGTGCTTGGTGGAACGAAGAACGTTGTGCCAGCTGGAGATTCATTTCAAGATGCCATAGATTTTTAGGACAAACGGTTGATAGCCAACGTGCTGCCATGATGGCGACATTAGAATTTGATTTAGCACGAGAATCTTGGCTAGAGCTTGCCAGGGCAGCTTATACTAATAAAGATTGGCATGCTTGTTATTATGCCGGAACTAAGTGTTTATCTATTAATCATCAAACAACAACTTACATGTATGATAGTAGTTGTTGGTCTTGGGAACCATATGATTTAGTGGCGTTGGCGTCATATTACTTAAATTTATTTCCTCAGGCATTAGAGTACGGAAAAGAAGCTCTAAAGTTAAATCCAACTGATATTAGATTACAAAATAATATAGCGTTTTACCAGGAAAAAGTAGCTAAAATCGCAGAATAAAGTCTCCAACCGCTTGAATCAAGAGCGTTCTTTTTAATAAATAGACTTATGCCTATAGATTTTCCTAATACTCCTACACTTAACCAAACTTATACAGCAGGTAACCGAACTTGGGTATATAACGGGTATGCCTGGCAAATAGTATCTACAAATGTTTCTGTTAATAATTTAACGGTTTCTAATTTAACCGTGTCTACGGCATTTAGTAGTAATGTAATTCCTAGTGCTAATGTAACTTATGACCTGGGCAGTTCTGCATATCGTTGGCGTGAGTTGTGGTTAAGCGGTAATACTATTAACTTAGGTACTAGTACCATTTCGGCCGACGGAACCGGCGGAATAAGTGTACCTAGTATTACTACATCTGGCAACATAATAGTTGGTAATATAACACTGTCAGAAAATACCGGAATATCAGACCTATCGGGTATGTCTGCTAACATTACTGCGGCTAATCTTGAGATTGGTAATTTACGTAGTAATATTACTGCCGCTAACCTTAACATTATTTCAATTCAAAGTAATATTGCTAGTCAAGCTAATTTGCTTAATGTATTATCTGGTAATGCAATCACACAGCAATCTGAATTAGCAAGCCTGGTCGCTAACGCAGCAAGCCAGGCAAATGATCTCACGACATTATTGGCTAATGCTGCTACCCAGGAATCGAGCCTTACAACATTAATATCTAATGCAGCAGCACAATCAGGTTCAATTGATATCATTAATGCCAATGTAGGTTCTTTTAATACATATGCTAATACCAAAATAGGTACCAATACAAATAGCAACTTGGTTGTATTGGCAACAACCACCTCAACATCATCGACTACTGGTGCTCTTGTAGTAAGTGGTGGAGTAGGAATAGCAGGAAATCTTTTTGTTGGAGTGCCATCGGCAAGTGCGGTACATACAGGTGCAATTTCAATTAATACACTGAACCTTGATTCAGCTCAAACCAATATTGCATCAAGATTTGGAAGAAGCACAACAGCATCCGGAACAGGTATCATTGGTTGGAACAGAAGTGCCGGCCGCGGCGAAATGGCTTTTGTTCAAAATAAAAATGGCGGAAGCACGGGCGGATTTGCATTTTATGACTGGGCCAACACAGCCATAAACACAACTTCGGAAATTTTTTATCTGTCAGAGTCAGGAAACGTAACCGTTTTTGGTAATATTGTTCCTAATGCAAATTTGACCTATAACTTAGGTTCCCCTACTGCTTGGTTCAATACTTTTTATGGTGTATCGACTCAAGCTAAGTATGCTGACTTAGCGGAAAACTATGTCGCAGACCTAGCTTATGCTCCAGGAACTGTAGTAATATTTGGTGGCGACAAAGAAATAACAACAACCTCAATTTCACACGATACTAGAGTAGCAGGTGTTATTTCTACTAATCCTGGATATTTAATGAATGCCGGAACTGCAGGTTTACCAGTTGCGTTTACAGGCAGAGTTCCGTGCCAAGTTCGCGGTCCTGTTACTAAAGGTACCGTATTAGTGACAAGTGATATTCCCGGAGTAGCAGAAGCATTAAACAGCAGTATGTTCAAACCGGGTTGTATTTTAGGTAAAAGTTTAGAAAATGTGTTAGACAATAGTATACAAACAATTGAAATTGTTGTTGGGAGATTTTAATGTCATTAAAAAAATTATATAGAAAAAGTTTTACAGTAGAAGATGTAAATATTGTCGGTTTGTATATCAATGACGAGTGGAACTACCAAAAAGAAGAAATTCAATTACTACAATTCAATAATTTATCTAATCATGCTGTAGTTATAGGTAATGGTATTACTTGCAATGATTTTGATCTTACACAAATTTTACCATATAGAGAAATTACTGCTTGGGGCGAAACAGGTCCTTGGATTTACAAAAGACAGTTAAGAAATTTTTCTACTTACGGGTGCAATGCAATTTATAGAAATTTTAAACCAGACTTTATTGTTGCTACCGGCAAAGATTTTATAAATGAGTTGGCACAACAATCATATTGCGACGAAGGCATAGTGTATGCTAACAACAAATATTTAGAAATTTACCCAAATAAATTTAATATTATACCACAAAATCCTGAATACAATGCCGGGGCTATTGCTGCGTATATGGCTGCATTTGATGGCCATCAACGTGTTTATATGTTGGGTTTTGATGGCATTGATAACACCGACGACAACTACAATTTATTTGCAGGAACACCAAATTATCCTCCAAGCAACTATCCAATCAATGAAGAATTCTGGGTAAGAAGTTTAAATGAAGTCATGAATGTTTACACTGATACTGAATTTGTTAGAGTATGTCCAAGCAAAAGATTTAGACAACCTGAATCTTGGAAATACAATTTAAATTACAAACAGATAGATTTCAGACAGTTTGTTCTTGAAGTTGGTGTATAACATTTTCAAAAGTTTTAATTTTATTAATTATACTTTTAAAACTAAAGGTTCTCCAAACACCTGGATGTAAAGGTTTGGGATGATCATTTAATGCTGTCCATGCATACCCTCTATGCTCGTCATTTAACACTGGTATAAATTCATCAACGACAGTTATCATGTATGTATGATATTCAAAATTTTTATTTTCTGCTGTGAATTTTTCCAATGGAACTATTTTTTGCACTGTAATGGCGCCAATTTCCTCAGCGATTTCTCTTCGTAAAGCTTCTATTGGAGTTTCTCCTGGTTCAACTCCGCCGCCTACTAGGCCCCATGACCCCGCATGCTTTTTTTGATTTCTTAATAAGAAAAGATATCTTTGCGTAGTTTGACTGTAAATTAAAGCGCCACACCCTATATTGCTATTGACCAATTGCCACCTCGATAAACACCTTCCACACTCTTCACCCACTCAGAACCTGCCCAACGATACTGTACGCCGGTATTGGTGTTTGTTACATATTCTAGAGTTTCATGAGTTTGACTATCCCATGAAACGGACCACGAACCGCCATTAAATTCTATAATATCATTGGCATTGGCAATTAAATTTCCCCACAAGTTATCTTCGCCGATATTATCAGTGATTAAATATCTAGTTCCTTCGGCGGGATTAAGCAAACTATTGTCAACAGTAACTTTTCGAGGATTAATAATTGCATCTACCGCTGGTAATGTATTAACTGGCATAGTGTCTTCGATAGGGGTAAACAATAATATTGTATTATCTGTAGGGTGATATGTTATATGACCAATTAGTTCATTACCTGTTGGTAATTCTAATCTTATTTCAGTTTGTCCAACTCGCAATGTTCCGTATACCTCAATTAATGCCTGCCACGAATCAACCGGATTAGTTTTAATTAAATTACCAGCATCTAATGCGATCTCATGAGGTTTTAGTAATTTTAGTTGATTTCCTGAATAGTATATACCATAGTTCATTGGTGTATATTTAACTTTAGTTATCAAATTACTCATGATGAGATCCTCGTTTAAGGCGCCTTCTTCATCATATACAGAAGCAATAATTTTTTGTATAACACCAAGTTTTTTAACTTTTGCCGGCGAACTAATCCAAATTGGCATCTCAAATGTCATTGTAGCAACGTCAATTGGCTCTTCGGCACCGGTCGGAACAGATCTTGACGTCCATTGAACATCATTTAATTGTACATATGTTAGACTGGTCCAATCAATGTAATTATCTGTACTTTGAATTTCCAAGCTTGGATTAAATAGCGTGGCTATTTGTTCAATGACTTGCATTTTTTGTTCTGTATTACTGGTCCATATATCTAATTTTATAGTCAATTTATAAGGAACAGGCATTAATCGTTCTACAGTATACGAATCACCTTGCTGGGTATCATATAAACCTGTTTCTGGATCATACCTACGCTCACGCAAATTCATTTTGCTTACAAAACTTGGCTCTTGCATTCTAACTTGATCGTAAGCTAGTCCACTTATATAAGCACTCATTGCAGGTACAGCGTTCATGATATTTTCGCTATTTCCCCGCAAGATAGTCTGAGCCTGTCGACTAGCATCTCCATAATATACAGGAACTCGTTGCAACGTTCTTGTACCATCGCGATCTTTACCAAATTCGACTTCAAAATTACTTACAGCTCTTATAAATTGAAGTAGAAATCTTCTTAGTTGTCCGTCGTAAAAAAATTGTTGTGCCATTAGTTATCCGTTTGCGGTCTTAAAGCTTGACTCAAACTTTGTCTTACTGTTACATTGCCACTGTTGTTTGTAAACGAATCAGTGTCGTTTACAAAATTACTTCTTAATGTATTGTTGTCTGCCCCCGGTGTAAGGCTTGTTCTTACGTTATCTTCCATTTTGACCCAACGTCGACCGTCATAACGAAATAATCTATCTGGAGTATAATCGGTACGTAAGCACAGATCGCCAATTAATGGACTAGCAGGAAAGGAAATACCAACTGCTACAGGTAGACCATTTATCGTGCCACCAGCGGAGGTTAGATACCCTTTAATTGGTTCTGCAGGACTATCAATACCGGATCCGGCAGTTACCGTATTACCATCGACGGTAAGATTACCATCGGCATTGGCACCAATTGGCGAAGTTGGATAAAGATTGTCATTGGTGGTAGGCTTAACATAAAGATAACTGGTGTCATAGCCGGAATAGGGAACATTGGTTTCCGCTTCTCGTATTATAGCATCATTGATATCTTGATATTTTTGAATTATACTACTTACAGACCCCAAGGTTATGTTGCCTGTACCCGTACCCAATATTTCTTCGTCGAGTTTAATTTGATTAAGAATATCTTTGTATTCTTGACTATCTGTTAGCGGGTTGATTTTACAACGCCATAAATGAGGCCACCAGGTTGGACTAAAGCCTTCTGACGCATTATTACAGTCACTTATAACATAATATCTTTTTAAGGCTACTGGTAAGGTTTCGTCTAACGGATTGTAATCTTTTAAATGCATAAGTTCAATGACATCACCCGCCATTAACTTTCTTCCTAGTGTTGCTATCATATCATTGATATGAAAAACGATAAACAAAGTACCAGTTTGTAAAAACATGCCAAATTGACTAAGATCAAATGTTACGTCTTGAGTTTGATAAATTCCTCGTAATGAATATACACTAGTATCGTATTTTCTATCTCTGTTCTCTAAGAAAAATAAATCTTGAATATTTTGAGCACTTTGGTTTATATAACTAGGTTCGGCCGCGTCTTTATAAAATTTAATTGTTGTATTTGATGAGATTATACTTGTGGTGTTTGAACTTAAAGTAACTGTATTAGCAGTTTTTGCTACAACTTTAGTACCAGCAGATATTGAATTGCCGGTTACAAACATTCCTAGAGCAATATCAGCTGTGGTAGAAATTCCTAATGCAGATGATACATTTGTTTGTGTAGTGCTCGTTGTTTTTGTTAAGTTTTGTTCATTGGTACCAAGATACTTGTGAATTAATATACCAGTGCCGCCTATAGTAAACATTTCGCTCATGCGGCGATCTATAAACTTGTAATCGTTAGTATGGCGTCCTTCTTTCCAAAGTGATAAACGTGGCACTTGCTAAATCCTTAATATCTAGTATTTAGCGGGCAGTAGGATTAGCAAAATAGCAATAACTTAGCAAGATAGCAACATTTGACATTAAATCCAAAAGATAGTATAATTACAGTTATTACAAAGTTAAGGAGTCTGCATGGCAACTGCACAATCTGTTAAAGCGCCTAAAAAGGCACCTAAAAAAACTCGCGACCCTTTATTTGCTGATGAAAAGTACACTGGCAGGGAACCTGTTTGGGATACAGAACGTGCGGCTAAAATGTCGCAAGAAGAATTTGATCATTTCCTACGTAAAACATTCTTTTATTACAACTACTTCTACACCCAAAAGGATCTAAAGAAGTATGTTATTAATTGGATGAAGGACAAGTACAGTAAGGAAGAAGTTAGTAGGTTTATACGCACCAGCGATCGATCCGTTTCTATGCAGGTATGTAGTCTTATTAAGGCACATACTCAGGGCATGCCGCTGCGGGACAAAGAACTTAATTATATTAAAGAACAGATTTATATCGCCCTAAACAGCGACATTGAAGACGAACCAGTAATAGAGCAAAAGATAATAGCACCTGCTGCGGTTAAAACAATTCAAGATCGACTTAACGAAAAAACAAGCGAGCATCTTGCATACTTTGAAGGCTTATACGATGAAGTAGTATCGGGCGGAACTGTGGATCCACATGCATACGACTATCTCGTTGCTAATGCTGTTCCACAAAGCCAGATTAAAAAGTTTGAAGAATTATTCAGTGCCCGCAAAGCCGAACTTGGTGCGGCACAGGCTAAAATGTTTGATGATTTTGTAGAGTCGTACCGACATTACAAAGCAGCAGACTACAAACGGCATTACGATTTTTTAGATTCTATCCTAGACGCACTGGAACAATATCGCGGTGTCAAGAAAACCCAGAAGAAAGCTCGTGTCAAACGTGCTCCTAACAAGGAAAAACTTGTCAGCAAGCTCAAGTATATGAAAGAAGAAAAGACACTGAAGTTAGTAAGTATCAATCCAGTGGACATTATTGGTGCTCAAGAGCTATGGTGCTATAACACTAAAACTCGTAAACTATACAAGTATGTTGCTGATAGCGTACTAGGACCGTTAGGTATCAAAGGTACAAGCTTGACCGGGTTTAACACTACTACATCTGTGGGTAAAACTTTACGTAAACCCGAAGAAAAACTCAAAGAGTTTGCACGAGCCAGTAAAGTGCAGCTACGTAAGTTTCTAGACGAAATCAAAGCTACAGAAACAATCGGTAACGGACGTATTAGCTCTGACATGATTTTACTACGAATCAACTAAGTCCTGGGTGTTCTGGTAAATACATTACTAGGACACCTTAATGGCAACAGCAGACACAACAAATTACTACGCCAATGGCGTGATGATCACAGATAGCTTATGGAACGCTAACACAGGGACTGGCACAGGGCACATTGCATATGATCCCAATGAAGATCTAGGTTCTATATCAGCACCGGAACTTGATAATGTAACTAATAAACGTAAAGAAATTACCGATTATATTCGATTACGTTTAGCCGACGGGCTAGTTGATGTTGAGTTAGATAAAGAACATTACGATTTAGCGATCAAACAGGCACTAATTAAGTATCGTCAAAGAGCTTCTAACAGCCAAGAAGAATCTTACGCATTTTTAAAATTAAAACCTGAAACACAGGAATATATACTGCCCAACGAAGTTATGGAAGTCAGGGCAGCTTATCGGCGGGGGATTGGTTCTGTAACTGGTACTACAGCAAGTCAATTTGAACCTTTTAGTTCTGGCTATTTGAATACCTACATGTTAGTTGCAGGTCGTGTAGGTGGATTGTTAAGTTACGAACTTTTTGTTGATTATCAAAAAATGTCAATGAAAATGTTTGGCGGATATTTAAATTTCACTTTTAATAAAACAACAAAAAAATTGACCTTAATCAGGAAAATTCCTTTTGCTGGAGCTAACCAACAAGAACGAGAAATGGAAGATGTGCTTTTGCATTTATATAACTACAAGCCAGATTCCATGTTACTAAATGATCACCAAGCATTTCCGTGGATTCAAGAGTATTCTTATTCTTTTGCTAAACGCATATTAGGTGAGGCTAGAGAAAAATTTGCCAGTATTGCTGGCCCACAAGGCGGTACGCAGCTAAACGGTGCGTCATTGAAAGCGGAAGCAGTAACTGAAATGGCCACACTTGAACAAGAGCTTAAGGATTTTGTAGACGGTTCATATCCTTTGACATGGATAATTGGATAATGAAGATCAAAGATATCATACAAGAAGCTAAAAAGGGAAAAATTCCAAAAAGGGTACATCAAGCCACTAGGGGATTACACAAATTTACCGATGGCGATCATTGGAACTCCGATTACACCCAATACAGATTAGGGTTGGCCTTGGCCAGTACAGATGGCAAAAAAGATCCTGACATGGATTCCGAGTCGTGGGTAGGACGTTGGAAAACTGCTCATCCATATTCAGACATCGAGCACGATATGTTTAAAAAAGCATACAAAGCAGTTAATGCCGAATACACCGATATGAATAAAGGCGATAATCGCAGTCAAGAAGGCCCTACTATTAATAAATCAAGTGTGGTCGCTGTCCGTAAAAAGAACAAATACGGTATTTGACTTTAAACTGTAACTACAATATAATGCTCCGTAAGGAGCATTTTTTATGATCATTGGTATAACTGGTTTTATAGGATCTGGCAAAGACACAGTTGCAAACTATCTTGTTGCAAAACATGGATTTGTAAGGGACAGTTTTGCTGTAACACTCAAAGATGCAGTTGCAAAAGTATTTGGATGGGATCGCGAATTACTAGAAGGACTTACACCCGAAGCGAGAGAATGGCGTGAACAAGTAGATCCATGGTGGTCAAAAAGACTAGATATGCCTAGTCTTACCCCACGCTATATGCTACAGCTATGGGGAACCGAAGTTTGTCGCCGCGGGTTCCATAACGATATCTGGATAGCCAGCTTAGAAAACAGACTACGTAAAACCACAGAAGATATAGTTATCAGTGATGTAAGATTCCCTAACGAAATAGCTGCGATAAGAAAACACGGAGGTATGTGTTTATGGGTAAAACGTGGTGAATTACCTAAGTGGTATGATTGTGCTCTTAGAGAAAATACCACACCGGAAGATCGACAATGGCTGCTAGAAGATGCTGGACAACTTATGCCTCAGCGGTATCCTCGAGTGCATCACAGTGAATGGGCTTGGATTGGACAAACGTTTAATTATGAAATTGACAACAACGGAACTGTAGATGAACTGTATTCGCAGGTTAATAATCTGCTACTAAGTCAGCAGGCTTCCAGCTAATTTTTGATTCTTGTATAATAGACTGACAGTTTAAACAAATAGTAGTCAAATTACTCCAATTATTATTTTGTAAATTGCCATCAACATAATACACTCGCATTTGAGTTTTTAAATTGGTAGCAACAAAATTGCATCGATCACACTGACTTTTTTTCTTGTAACCAGAACGTACCCAGCTGGGCGGCACTGGCTTTTCTTTTTTTACTTTTCTTAGGCAAGCAGCACATTTGGATCTATAATGAACCTTATCCTGTCTTATATAGTTTATAGAAGCAGGATGCTCTCCGCATGACGTACAAAAAGGTCTATTCACCCAGTATTTATATATAGACCTTTAAAGGCACCTGCTAAACAAGCTAAAATACTATCCTTTTAATAAATATTAGAAAATGTTTCTTAAAGGAAAAAAACATGGCACTAGTATCTCCAGGTTTACAAATTACAGTAACCGATGAATCACAATATGTTCCAGGTGCAGTTGGAACAGTCCCGTTAGTTATAATGGCAACTGCCCAGGACAAAACTAATCCGTCTGGAACTTCAGCAGCTGATACAGTAGCATCCAGAGCCGGAAAACTATTATCATACACAAGTCAAAGAGAATTAATCACTGCAATGGGATACCCAACGTTTCAGCAAAGTGCGGCTGGTACTCCTTTACACGGTGATGAACGTAATGAATATGGATTAATGGCAGCATACAGTGCCTTGGGAAGCGTTAATAAAATTTTTGCTATTCGTGCTGATATTGATTTAAGTCAGCTAGAAGCAACTAGTGTTCGCCCGGTAGGAGCATTGGCAAATAATTCTTATTGGTTAGATCTAGCAGAAACTGCATGGGGTATCAACGAATGGGATGCAGTCAACGGCGCATTTACACTCAAAGCACCATTATTGGTATTATCGAGCGACGATTACACTTTGAGCGGCGGCGTGAACGTGCCAAATTCTAGCATTGGACAAATTGGACAATATGCGATTTGTTTTACAGGAACTCATGCACTCATGTTTTACAAAGCAGGGGCAAATCTTCCTACAACTGATGCAAAATATAATATTTGGACAAGATTAGGAACCACAGCGTGGGAAGGATCATGGCCGACAGTAAAAGGTACAGTGACAAGTCCAAGTATTACCTCTAGTACTCCTGCTGCTTCAATCGTTATCAATGGATCAACAGTACAAATAGGAAGCACAACTGGTACAAGAACTTTAACCGATATCAGAAATGATATCAATGCAGCAAATATTACTGGTGTTACAGCAGGTATTGTTAGTAATAAATTGCATTTATATGCAACAAACGCAGCTACTAACGACGCTATAGTAATTGCCGCCGGAGATCCAGGCGGAAACGGATCGGTCTTAACAACCTTAGGATTGACTGCGGGTACTTATAACATTCCCAAGTTAACTTATGGAACGTTTGTAGATATTCCGAGTTGGAATAGTTTTGATTTAGCTCCTAGACCAAGCGGTTCTGTGTTTTTAAAATACGGTGCTACCGGAAGCGGTGCAGATTTAGTGCTAAAAAAATATTCCAGCTCAGCTGCTGCATGGACTACTCTGGCTACAGAATTTTTTGCACACCCATATGATGCTTTATATGGATTAGATCCCGCAGGTGGAGGAAATGGTATCGCGGCTGGAACGACTTGGATCGCATACGATTCTTTACAAACAGATACCGGCGGATATAGACCTTATAGAAGAAGAGTTGCAGGACAAACTATTGTAAGTGGAAGCACCTTATCAGCTACCCCGTTTACACCAGGTGATGTGATTAATATTGTTACCACACAAATTGGAACAGCAGAATTAAACGTTACCGGAGTTGGTATTACTCTAAGTGGTTCAACAATCGAGAGCTTTATTACCGATGTTTTAGCAGCTAATATAGCAGAACTAAATGTTACCGCTTCAAATGGAATCATAACATTTACACACTTATATGGTGGCGATATCTATTTAACCGATGCATCAGGAACCCCAACTGCTGATGCCGGATTTAATGTTAATACAGCAGGAACTATCTATTACACAGCTGACAATGCATTGGCACTAACCAATTGGGAAGTATTTGCGAATGGTTATTATATAAGTGTGTCGGAGCCATATGATCCGCCGGATGAAGGAAGATTATGGTATTATGGTGATGCTACTGCGGTAGATATCATGATAAAGGAAACCACCGGGTGGAAAGCTTATAAGAGCTCATATTATGATGGAAGCACCACCGATGCTCGTGGTTATGATTTGTCTGTAACAGATCCAGGAGGTGTAATTGTAAGTGCAAGCCAACCTGAAACACAAAGCGATGGATTAACTGCACTAGCAGCAGGTGATATTTGGTTAGACTCTGGTGATTTAGAAAACTATCCTGTGCTTTATCGTTATAACGGTACCAATTGGATTCTAATCGACAATACTGATCAAGTTAGTCAGAACGGTATCGTATTTGCTGACGCACGTTGGGATGGAGATGGAACTACCGATATTATTGTAGATTCACTACCAACTATTGCTGATGCTACAACACAAACAGGTTTATTGTATAATGACTATATAGACCAAGATGCACCTGACCATAGACTTTATCCACGTGGAATATTGTTATTTAATACACGTAGAAGTGGATTTAATGTAAAGCGTTATGTAAGTAATAAATTTAGTGCAACGAATTATCCAGATCCACCTACAGTACCAGGTGCAGATTCATCGTTACCATCAGTAACTGATACATGGCAAACAGCTAGTGGACTCAAGGACAACGGTAGTCCATATATGGGTCGTCAAGCACAGCGTCGTATGATTACAGCGGCCATGCAGGCTGCATTGATTGCTAATACAGAAATTCGTGAAGATCAATTTGCGTTTAACATCATATGTGCTCCGGGTTATCCAGAGGTCATTGATGAAATGGTTGCTTTAAACAATGATCGCTCTAATACGGCATTCGTCATTGGAGATACGCCAATGAGATTAGCACCTAATGCAGTAGATATTGCAAATTGGAGTAATAACACCAATGGTGATGGATTGGCCACTGCTGACCCTTATCTTGCAGTTTATTATCCATGCGGTAAGGCTAGCGATTTACAAGGAAATGACGTAGTGGTTCCTGCAAGTCATATGGCATTGAGAACCATGATAAACAACGACAATGTTGCTTATCCATGGTTTGCACCAGCTGGCACACGACGAGGCTTAGTAGATAACGCAAGCAGTATAGGGTATATAAATGCCGCAACAGGAGAGTTTGAATTTAATAGTATTAGAGTCGGACTGCGAGATACTTTGTATGAAAATAGAATAAATCCAATTACAAACTTACCAGGTGTTGGATTAGTTGTATGGGGACAAAAAACTCGCAATCCAACTGCAAGTTCTTTAGATCGTATTAATGTTGCACGGTTAGTTAATTACCTACGTACAATATTTGCTAGTGTAGGTAATGGATTCTTGTTTGAACCAAATGACAAAATAACCAGAGACCAAATCGCTAATATTATTAGTGGAGCAATTAATGATCTAGTAGCCAAACGAGGTGTATACGATTATCTAGTAATTTGCGACGAAACTAATAATACACCAACACGTATTGCTAGAAATGAACTTTATGTAGACATAGCAATTGAACCAGTTAAAGCGGTGGAATTTATCTATATCCCAATTCGCTTAAAGAACCCAGGTGATATTGCAGCAGGAGTATAATATGGGTATATATTAGGATCCAGGTGATCCTAATATATCCAAATAAAAATTTGGTAAATACCTATAACAGGAGAATATAATGGCAATAGCCTCATTAACAAAATTTACAGTACCATTAGCAACAAACCAAAGTGCTAGCACACAAGGTTTGCTAATGCCTAAACTTAAATATCGTTTTCGTGCGATATTTGAAAATTTTGGCGTGAGTACTGATAGAGTTGAACTTACAAAGCAAGTTAGCGACATCAGCAGACCTAATTTAAATTTTAATCCGTTTGTAATCGAAGCATATAACAGTAAAGTTAACTTAGTTGGCAAACCAAGTTGGGAACCTGTTACTGTTAATTTACGTGACGATGCCGGCGGTAATGTATCTAAGTTAGTAGGCGAGCAAATTCAAAAGCAATTTGACTTTGCTGAACAGGCATCTGCTAGTTCAGGTATTGATTACAAGTTTGTACTAAAATTTGAAATGCTCGACGGTGGCAATGGTGCCAATCAACCTAATATATTAGAAACATGGGAATTGTATGGTGCATTTGTTAATCAAGTCAATTATGGCGAAATGAATTACGGTACCAGTGAGCCAGCAATGATAACACTGACCGTAACCTATGACAACGCAATCCAATCACCAATTGGAACTGGAATTGGTACAGCAGTTGGTCGTACGTTAGGGACTGTAGTTACAGGTTAATTAAAATTAGTTTAATTTTAAGTACCCGGTCTAGCCGGGTATTTTTTTGGAATAAATATCTAAAAGAATACTATGGCAGATATATTTAACAACTTTTTTAAACAAATAGCACGTGGCGATCAAATTAAAGATTTTAGACATGCCTCGCGACTTTTTGTTGACAATAATTTTAGATTAAGTCCTAAGTCAAGTTGGATTTATCATGTCTTTTTTGACATCAATCCACAACTAACAAAAATTAGAGATAGCAACAGATTAGTTGAACACGGAATGCTAGTCAAAGCAGTGGACTTACCAAAATTTAGTGTACAAAACAAGACCATGAATGAGTACAACAGACCTAATGTTGTACAAACAAAAATTAACTATAACGATGTTAATATAACCTTTCATGATGATATGGCCAATGTCATTAGAGGTTTTTGGTATGATTACCTTACTTACTATTATAGAGATTTGGATATAGGATATAGTAGTTCAAGTGGGCAAATTAATCCGGTTATGCATGCTCCTTCATTATACAGTGATACACAAAGAAATTTATTGAATAAGTTTGGATACAGTCCTCGTAGTTTTGATTCACAAAACGAACAGCAATTTATAAATGCTATTAGAATTTATAGCCTACACCAAAAAAAATTCAGCGAATATACCTTAGTTAATCCAACTATTGTGTCTTTTAGTCATGGAAGCCATAATTCTTCAGCTGGCGAAGGATTAGAATGCACAATGTCAGTAGCCTACGAAACTGTTCTATATGCCAGCGGATATGTAACTAGAAACACAGTGAGAGGATTTGCTGACCTACATTATGATAAATCTCCTAGTCCTTTGACACCAGCTGGTGGAGGTACAAATAGTATCATGGGACCAGGTGGAATTTTAAGTGCAGCAGATAGTGTGGTTAAAGCAGGCATGGGCGGCAATTATGGAGCAGTGGCATTTACACTATTAAGAGCATCAGAAAAAAATAAAAATATTGATTTTAGAAATTTGGCGACAACTGAACTTCTCACCGCTGCTACTGATATTTTAAATGGTAAAAACCCTAAAGACAGATTTTTTATACCATCTTCGGGTTCATTGACAACTAATAATTTTCCGGGAATTCAAAACAATCCAGGATCAACAAATTTATTTCCTGGTAGTGCCACAAGCAATGGGGCTTCAGTTAATTTAGGAGCACTAGGTACAGGTGCTGGTATAGCAGCCGGATTGGCAATTTCTGGCATCGCTTCACCTTCAGTAGCAGCAGCTACTGGAATAGCCGCAGGGGCATTTATTAATTCAAACACAGGAAAAAATTTAATTAATAATATTAAAGGTGCAGTATCTGGCTCTAATGGAAAATTAGCCGGCGGATCTCTTAATCAAGTTTTCAATGTTAACAAAAAGGGAGAAGTTACCTCAAGTACCCCTCAACCTAGTTTTGATTTTTTATCAGACCAGGTACGGAAACAACAAGAATCTTTAAAGTCATCACAGTCATTGGAATCATTGCAAACAGCTTCACAGTCATTAACTGGTCTACCTCAAGGTATAAGTTCGGCAGCAAATTTACCAAGCGGCGCTGTGGCATTTCTAACCGGGACTAATCAAACAACTAATTTAGGAGCAGGATTGTCAACTGCATCTATTTTAGGACAAACTGCATATGCACAAACTATTGTTCCTCCATCGGTAAATATTGCATCTGAACAAGCGAAAAGTTTTGTGACACAAGAAAATATAGTGCCATTATCAACTTGGAGTGGCGCACCATTGGGCACATCTACTCCGCCTGTACCACCACCTACTATTTAGGATAAAAATGATTTCAAATAGTCAGATATTTACTTCGAGCGTTTTTGGTAATGGTAGCGGTATGACTTCTGCAGAACAATCTGAAAGAAATACAAATACCATAGAAAAAGTGTATCAAGAATATATTATATCTAAATTCAATAATAAAGTTCCTTTAGTTCCTAGCAATCAAGTAAAGGCAAAAGATTAAATGGCAAATTTTGTTAATACAATTAAAAACCCTACAAACCTAGAACAAGTAAATCTTAATGCATTGGTAGAGAAAAATGTTCAAAAATATTTTAATAACTTTTTTGACATACCAATTGAGGTATCTTCGGCCATTGATTCAGTCATAGTTTCCTATTTTGAAACGATTACAGAAAACAAAGAAGCTGCAAGGATGTTAGCTAGTGCAGTAATTTATACAAGCATAAAACAGGGAACCAATCCTTTAGAAACGTTGAAAGAATTTCAAAAATTACCACGCGGAGAACTTGATGATTATACAACTTTGTTTTTAAATTTGAACAGAGTTGGAACATCATATCTAGGAACAACTAACCAACCTACTATCAACAGATATATTCTACGTACTATATTACCATAATGTTAAAATTTGCCAATGGATTCTATCAAATTATAAATCCTGACAAATATGTAGGAAAGAAAGTCCCACACTTCCGTAGTTCTTGGGAACATTCATTTATGCGTTTTTGCGATGAAAATCCTGCGGTTCTACAATGGGCAAGCGAAGCAATAAACATACCCTATAAAAATCCTTTTACAAATAGAAATACAATTTACGTACCAGATTTTATGATTGTTTATGTAAACAAAAACGGCGAAAAATTTGGAGAATTAATCGAAATAAAACCTTCTAAACAAACCACCTTGGAAGCTGCAGGAAAAAGTATGCGTGATCAAGCGGCCGCAGTGCTTAATATGTATAAATGGCAAGCAGCACAAGCCTGGTGTAGTCAAAACGGATTACGGTTCAGGGTAGTCACTGAAAATGATATCTTCCACCAAGGTCGCCCCCGATAAATACGGGCATGACAAAAAAACTTGCAGAATTATTTGATTTGCCAGATTTAGATTCTCCTGTTACAGTAGAACCCACTGATGCACTGAAAGCTATTGCAGATAATCAAGATGTAATAGAACAAGTTGACAATGCTATAGATAAGATAGATACTGCATTGCCTATGGTAAGGGATCTTACAGCAACAGATCAAGAATTAGATGATCTAGCCGATATGGCAAAAAAGAATGCACAGGACCTACTTGATCTTGGTATGAACATGGATCCTAGATTTGCTGGTGTAGTATTACAGAGTGCAGGAACACTATTAGGACATGCTATTACAGCCAAAACTGCTAAGATTGATAAAAAACTAAAGATGGTACAACTTCAGCTACAAAAAGCCAGGTTAGATCATCAGATATCCAAAGATAATCCCGAAGGGAAACCGATTGAAGGCCAGGGCATAGTGCTAGACCGCAATGCATTATTAGAACAGATTCTCCAAAAGAATAAAAACGCATAAATACCCTATAAGAGGATTGAATATGAAAAGTTTACAAGCCTACATATCAGAAAGAAATACAAGTTACGACTTCCGAATTAAAGTTGCCAAACGAAATCCCAACGAAATTATGGAAGAAATCAAAAATGCACTTGATGCGTATGAATTAATTTCTGTATCTAAGCCAAAAAGTTTACCTATACAAGAACACCGCGAATTTCCAAAATGGGGTGCTTGTGAGTGCTGGCAATTTGAAGCAACAGTAGCATATCCTACAACTGCGCCACAAATAGCACAATTATTAAAAGAACGCACAGGCATGCAAGCAGAATGGGTTTGTGTCTACAACAAACTTACAGCCGAACAAAATGATTATGCAGAAGCTTTAGGCAAAGATCATACTGGTAGCTTATTATTAGACAATGAACTAAAAGATGTAGCCGGTGGGCAAGAACTAGTCGGAGAAAAACGTAAAGGAAGTATGCTCAAAGAATTAGACAAACAATCACCAAAAATGGTTGCTTTAGAGTCCGACGCAGATTTAGTAAGTGGTCGTAGTTCGGAAAGAACTAAATCAGCCGCAACAACAAATCAATTGCCACAAGGAACTAAAAGTCCTGTAGGAAGCCAACAAAATAAATTACCACCAATTAAAGGAAAAAAATAATGAGCAACAATATCTATGATATCTTAAACAAGATAAACAACCTAGAAGGCCGAGTACAAACTCTTAAAGAAAGTAAGAGTATGGATAAAAAGAAAGAAGATAAAAAAGATGAAAGCAAGAAGAAAGACAAGGCTGATAAAGGCGCGATTGCTGAAGCAGTTGCAAAAGTCGAAAAACAATTAACTGAAAAATATCACGGATTTAAAAAAATGCAAGAAAGCGAAGTAGAAGAAAGTGGTCTACAAGCTTATCTTGGCAAAAAGAAATACGGCGAGACAGGCATGAAGGCATTACAAAAAGCCGGCCGCGAAGGTGCCAGCAAAGAAAAGATGGCCAAGATTCGTGCCCGTCACGACAAGATGGATGAAGGAGAATACACTGAAGATCAATTGACTCCTAAACAACAAAAATTTGCAAAATTAGCGCCACCGCCGGACAAGATCACCTATGCTGATAAAATTGCCGGAGCTAAGAAAAAAGATGAAGGCAATGAATTTAGTGGCGAACTAGTCAAAGCTCGTGCCCAAGGCAAAGATAGTTTTGAAGTAGATGGTAAAACTTATCAAGTCAAAGAAGGTTTTCCTTCTAAGGAAGATGCTGAAAAGCGTATGAAGGAAAAGGAAGGCAAGACTGCACACGGTAAGAAAACTGCAACCAAGACTGGCGTAAAACACGAGCGTGATTATGACAAACACGATTCAGAAAAGGACACCGGCGATGAGAAAAAAGGTCGTGGCCGTCCTAAAAAAGATAAGTTTGCAAGATGAAAATCAATGAAATTATAAGCGAAGGTGTTGGATCTCTTATAGGAAAAGGCCTAGTAAAACTAGGTTCAAAAATGTCCGGAAAGGGAGCAGCTAAAACAGCACAACAAACAGCTCAAGCTGCCCCCGAAGTAATTTTAGTACCTCCAAAGACATTAAAAGGTCAGGCTCTAAAATACGGAACTATTGGCACAGGAGTATTAGGCGCCAAACATTATCTAACAGACCCAGACAACCCATCAGTTGGTACTGCTTTAGGACGAGGATTCACTGATGTTGTTGGGACTGTTAAAGATGTTGCCTCGGATTTTTATAAAGGGGCCACAGGTGATAAATCTGTAAGTGACACAGTGCGTAAGGCCGTTGATGCTTTACCTGAGCCAGATCAAGATCAAGATTCTGAGCCTCAGCCGGGAGTTCAAGATGACGGTGATTATGTTAGTAAAATTCGTCAGAGATCGGCAGAAAGATTCAAAGATTGGCCAGGTCAACAAAATGAAGGCATAAAAAAAAAGTTCAAGGTAAACGAAGCTGATAAAAAATCAAGCTTTGAAATTGAAGTAGAGAAAAATTTTTCTGATCCATATGTAAGAAAAGCAATTCTAGCCAAAGCAAGACAGGAATCTGGCGGTCGTAACATTGGCGAAATGGATTGGACTACTACTTCAAATAAAAGATTAAGAAAAGCTTTTCCGCAGTTTAGTAATCTAGACGACACACAACTAAACAATCTCAAGGCACAAGGTAACCAGGTATTTTTAAATGCGGCCTACAAAAATATTGGTGGATACAAATATCGTGGCCGCGGCCCAATTCAGATTACAGGTAAAGACAACTACGCAAGAATAGATAAAGATTTAGGACTAAACGGAGCACTGGTTAAAGACCCTGATTTGCTGCTTCGTGATCCGGCATTAGCCAATGCTGCGTCAGTACAGTATCTAAAAAATGCTGGATTACATAAAAAAACTTTCGACAATCAACGAGCAGCACATCAAGATGTAATTTATGCCATTGGTGGATCGTTGTATGCTCCTGGTAGCAAACGTGGAAATGAATTATTAGCACAAATTGAAAAATATGGACCAGACAGTGGATCAACTACAGTTGCTAGCACCAAGCCGTTTAGTGGTAGCGGAGCCAAACCATCAGACAAAACAGACGCCGCAGCATCTGCTGGTAGCACAACTCCGCCACTATCTAAGGCAAAAATACAACCACCTAAATATGTGCCTTCGGGACCAACCATTGCTGACATAGTGGCTCAAGCTGATAAAGAATTAGCAGCAAATAGAGCAGCAGCCAAACGAATTATGCCCTCGGAGCCTACAACTGTTGTTCCACAACAATCTCAAAAACCTTCGCCAGCTGCTGAAAAAAGTGTCCCGGCTGATGTTAAAGATGTAGAGTGGAAAGATTCTAACTGGGTCGGAAAAACTCCAGCTGGTGCTGCCGCAGGCGGAGCAGTTAAAAATATAGATACAGAAAAGCCTATGTCTACACCGCCATCAGACAAAGGTGCATGGGATAAATTTATTGATACGGTGACACACGGTAGAGTGCCTCCGGAGGAAAAGGAAAAGATAAAAGTACCAGAATCAATAAATATACAATCAGAATTAGAAATTATATTAAAATTAGCTGGAAAAAAATGAAAGAATTAAAAGATTTCAACAATTATTTAAATTCAATTATAAGAGAAGATTCCAATTGGAAAAGTATCTATGCGGCTAACAAAAATTCAATATCAGATCCAAATAAAATTTACCCAGGACAAAAATTACAATTACCCGGCGGCGGAACCTATACCGTCAAACCTGGGGATAGTCTAAGCAAGATAGCTCAGTCAACTGGTCAGTCATCTGGACAAGGTGCCAAGAGAACTACACCCAAGGCAGATCCTGCAACTCCTGCTCAACCAGAACAGCCTAGCAAATTGCCTAGTGCCCAACAAAAAGCACAATCTCAATTACAAACGGCAGACGACTTTGTTCGTGCCATGGCCAATGCTGCTACATTTGGTTATGCGGATAAAGCAGCAGCATGGTTATCTAGTAAAACAGGTGGCCAAGATTATGAAACAGAATTAAAAAAAGAATACGGAAAAAGTGGTGCTGCTGGCCAAAGAAGTCCAATGGCTTCAACAGCTGGAGAAATAACAGGCACAGTAGCTAGTCCGACTTTTCTTGGTGGAGCAGCATTAGGAACTAAAGCATTAGCTCGTGTGACGCCTCAAGCAGGAAATTTATCAAAATTCGTAGCCGGTACTGCTGGTGGCCTGGCAGCAGACACAGCCGCAGAAAAAATAGCACAAAAAGCTGATCCAAATAATCCATGGTTAAAAGAAGGAAATAAGAAAATGAAAAGTAAAGAATTTTTACGTAAAAATACACAAGAAGGTAAGGCTGGTGCTTTTGGTAAAATTGTTTCACAATTAGGCGGCGGTGCAGAAGCATTACCGGCCAGTACAATTAGAAAAAGTGGGAAAACTTTTGATAAAGTGCGAGGAGTAGACAGTGAACTAAAATATGTTAGCAGAACTGACCCAAAAGATATTAAATCCGTAGATGATATAAAAAACATTGGCACCAAGCCTCCGGCAGTATGGCGTAAAGGTGGTGATACCGGGGTATCATCCGCCGCATCTAAAACTGCAGGTGCAGCTGATGATGTTGCAGCCACAGCAGCTAAAAGTGGTAAGCCATTGAGTCGCACTGCTTCTACATTGGCTGGCGCAGCAGGTGGTGGTTTGATTGGTTATGGATTAGCGTCAGGAGAAAAAGGCCAGGGCCCAATGCCAACTCCGCCAGACGCAGAACTTGGTCCTAGTCCCACTCCGCCAAGACCAAGCCCACCTAGATCAACCCCGGCGAAGCCTGAGCCCGAAAAACCGGCCTATGATACCTATCAACCAAGATCTGATGATTCAAACATGGATAGCAGTGACTACTCTCGTAGAACAGACAGAAAAGACATAGGTAAAGAAGAACCTAGTGTAACTGCCGCCCGGGCAGCAGCAGCCGAGAAGTTAGCACAAATGCAGCGATTCGCCGATATAGCTAAAGCAGCCAGGGAAAAGCCAGTAGCATTTGATGGTCAAAGTGCTAAACCTTCAATTGACAGTAGATCACAGACGGATGATATACCTGCCACTCGTTCTGTTCGTTCAAATAATCCACACTTACCCGCAGTTGATCCAAAAATTGCTGCGTGGGAAAAGTTAAGCCCCGAACAACAAAAATGGATGGGCAAAGCAGATCCAACTGATCCGTTTATCTTGGCAAGAATGAGAAAAGCTGTACCAGATAGAGAACCAGATACAGAGTTAAAGACAATTGACGAAGGATCAATGTCATTGGGCACTTTAACATGGTTAGCTGGTTTGTCAAAAAAATAATTTTATAGTAAATATACAAAACAAGGAAGTAAAATGAACCCAAAGTTAATGAGACAGTACAGTGACATTTTAAATGAATACCAGACTGGAAATATAGGAAAACCAGGAAATGTAACCAAGCCTGGCACTGTACCAGGAACAGGAATGGCCGGCAATACACCTAAGACTGGTACAGGAGCAAGTGGATTTCCTGTAGCAGGAACAGGAATGGCCGGAAACACTAAAGCCAAACCTTCTGGTCAAGCAGCTAAGCCAAAGGCTCAACCAGCAACCGCACCAGCAGTACAAGCCACGGCTGCTCAGACACAGACAAGTAATTACGCAGGCGGCGATCAAAGAACTGCAAATGCCAGAGATGCCAACGCTGCTCCGCCAGCTGGGACACCCGCTCCCAGTGACACTGGAACCGGTGGTATGGATCCAGCAGCTATGGCTCAACAAGCTACAGCAATGAGACCATCAGCCGATGCTGCTCCTGCTGCACCTGCTGCACCTCCTGTAGCAGCTGATATTGCTGCTGGACAAAATATAGGTGGTAAATTTGCCGCAGCAGCATCACAGAAAGCCGCACAAGATTCATTCGCTAAACTGTCAGGCATGGCGCCAACTATCCAAGCTCAACCAACCGCCCCCGCACAAGCATCACCGGCGACTCCACCAGGTCTTGCCGCAGCAACTACTCCTGCTCCGGCTGACAATGGACTAGCACAAAATCCCGCTATAGTTAGTCCTGAGGTTGGTAAAGCACAGGCATCTAGTCAGGCGGCAGCACCAGAACAACCTAAAGGTGTGTTTAGTAGCCCAACACCGGCAGCGGCCATGCCAGCATCACAAGCACCTACTGTAACATCAGGTAGTGGTGCGCCGATAACAACAGGCAGTGGTGGGACTCTCAAGAGTCGATCACCCGACGAGATTGCTAAATCAAGGAGCAGTGCGGCTGGTTCTTTTATGGGAGGTCAACAATTTGAAGAAGATCTGGATGAAGAAGTTGCAGAAGAATCCATTGACGATCAGATAGAAGAAGCTTTCATTGATATGCTGCGTTTAAGCGGAATTCTGTTGAACGAAAAAGCTGTAAGTAAGCAGCAACAAAAATTTATGGGCATGGTTCATGCTATGCAAAAGGGCGAAAAAGTTAAAGGTGCAAGTAAGGAATTAAAGAAAACAGCTAAAGACATGCCAAAGAAAGCGGCCAAAGATTATGCAAGCACCAAGCACAAAGGTCTGCCCCAAAAAGTATCAGAAAGTGTCATGCTTGAAGCCGGTAACAACTTAGAACATATTGTTACAAGATTCAAACATGAAACCAAAAGATTTTTAAATGGCGACGAACTAGATGATGATTTGTACAACGCACTTTATGACTATTATGTTGACAATGGAGAAATGCCATATGGTGTGGCAAAAGCAAGAGAAGGCGATCCGTTCCAATGGGTAGGCAATCGTTTCGAGGATGAATTGGCCACAATGGGATATGAACGTCAGTTCCAGGAAACAGTGATGCCTGTGATGGATGATACATTAAGCGAATTAGCACGTCTGGCCGGTTTGGGTTTAAGTGAAAGTCGTGTTGACGAGTGCGGTGATATGAGCATGGATCAGAGAGACTCAATGAATATCAGCACCAACATGAGCAGCGATGGAAATAAAACCGTGACTATTTCGGCACAAGGTAGTGATGCCGAGGCATTAATGCAAATGTTAAAACTTGCTGGCATGGGTCACTTAGGGCATGATTCTCATACAGAAGAACCAGTGATTATGGTCAGTAAAGATGACGATGAAATGATGGAGTATGCCAATGACCCCAATGAGGAATATCACTCCGTTGATAGTATTATACATCAAGGAAACGATTTAAATAGAGAAAAGCGTCAGTATGCAGATAAACCAAAACTAGGCGACAACCCAATGGCAGAGGATGTTCGTGTAGTAGGACTGGATGAAGAACTAGAAGCACTCTTAGATAGTTTATTGATTAAAGATGATCTTGACGAAGGATCGATTGAAAAAAGTGGACCCAATGATTTAACAGGAACTTGGTCTTCAAAAAAAGGCCATCCAGATGTAGATCCTCCGGTGCCAATGGATCCGGTATATCCAAACGCTAAAGATATCAACAAACCTGAATCTCCAAAAGCTCCAAAAGGTCCATCATCGCCTGCAATACCTAGACCCGGAGGAAAAAAATGAAATCTCTATTAGAATATATTGAACAAGTAGAAGAATCCTATGAGCATCCTATTGTTGGTGATATATTCGAAATGGAAATTGCTCGTGACGAAACTCTAATAGAAACAGTTGTAGTTGATGTATTAGAGGATGGGATTGTTGTTGAAGCAGATGACACAATAATGACAATTTTAGAACATGTAGGATATTTAATAGAAAATCCAACAGGCATGCCCCCTGCAACAAGCACAATTAGTCCAATACACAGCAACGTTAATAATGAAACTAGTCCAGACAATGACTTAGAAGAAGCAGAATATAGAGGTCGTAATGTTCCCTTGGGTAAGAAAATGAAGGGCGACGTAAAGAAATCTAAGGTATATGTAAGAAAGCCAAACGGTAACATTGTCAAAGTAGAATTTGGTGATCCTAACATGCGTATCAAGAAAAGTAATCCTAAGCGTCGTAAAAGTTTTCGTGCAAGACACAACTGTGATAATCCCGGACCACGCTGGAAAGCAAGATATTGGAGCTGCAGATCCTGGTAATTAATGATTCCGGAAAAAATTCAATTAAACCCACTCAATGAAAATTCATATTGCCCGGAACTTTGGTCCCGGGCATATATTTCTCAACAAAATGAAAAATTTTCTTACAAACCTTGTTGCTATTTTAGACCCGACAATACAGATACCTTAGAAAATTTTAATAACATTTACAACGATTTAAATCTAAAACATCAACCTATTAGAATAAAAAGTTTACAAGGTCAAAAATTATCTGGTTGTAGTTATTGCTATAACCTCGAAGAAACTTTATCACATAGCCCAAGAAAAAGTGCTATTGCCAAATACGGCACAGAAGTCCAAACAATTAATCATTTAGATTTAAATTTAGGTACCTTATGTAATTTAAGTTGTGCAATTTGCGGACCATTTAACAGCTCAAGTTGGGTACCAATTGCAGAACGAGGATGGAATAAAGTTGATACTATTTTTAAATATAAACCTCGCGATCGAAAATCAATCGACGATCCGCAATTATTCATGCAATTAAAAACGGTTCAATTGCAAGGAGGCGAAATTTTCTTAGAGGAAGGTTATCAAAAATTTTTTGAAAACTTAGGAAAATACAGAACATACAATGATTTGAGTGTAATGATTTTTACTAACGGCACAGTTCTTCCAAATAATAAGTTTGTTGAGATTCTAAATAAGTGTGGCGATGTAAAATTATTTTTTAGTATCGACGATATAGAGAAAAGATTTGAATATCAACGACGGGGAGCTAATTGGAACGAAGTAGTTAAAAATATAAAATGGTTTCAACATAATTTAAATGCTGACTACGGATTTAACATTACATATAGTCTGTTTAATATTTTTTACCTAGATGAAATTTATAAAAATTTAGCTTATCAATTCCCCGGTTTATATCGAAACTATAGTGCTTTTAATACAGGAATGGCTGACTGTTCGGCTGAGTTTTTAGATCAAACTCATTATGATATAATTGTTAAAAAATTCCAGGAAATTTCAGAATTGAGTTTTGTGCAAAATTATGTAAAGACTACTAAGTCTAATCCTTACAATGAATTTATTAGTTACGTTAAAAAATACGACGCACTTACAAATACATCGTATCCAAATACTCATCCAGAGTTTTGGACATTAATAAATAACTAAAAGGAGATTTCAATGAAAAAATTGTTTTTTGCAATATTATTATTACCCTCGTTAGCTTTTGGTTGGACACAGACACCCCCATTACCAGTGGAAAAGTGCCAGGTACACAACCCATACGGATTTCCACAGGCCAACAGAGCAGTTACTTCAATCTGTCGTCGTGCTTATTATGTGGGATATGACCCCGCTGCTAAAATTCCTAATCATGTTACATATACACTAACTCCAGCAAACGCATTAGGATGCTGGCCAAGAACAAATGCTTTTGTAGCCGACGCCAGTGTTAAAAATGGACCTCGCCCCGAAGATTATGCTGGTACAGGATATGATAAGGGTCATGCTGCACCGGACGGCGATTTGAGTTGGGATGAACAAGTAGAATACGAAAGTTTCTTAATGACCAATATGTTTCCGCAACTAGGTGGTCTCAATAGAGGTATTTGGAAACTGTTAGAGACATCAGTGCGTGGATGGGCAGTTCAAACAAACAATACATATAACATATATGTAGGTGCAGTTTATGATACTGCCACTGATAAGAAAATTGGCAACGGAGTTGTGGTACCTAGTGGTTTCTATAAAATTGTTGTTAACCAAAATACAAAACAGGCAGCCGGTTGGTATTTTAAACACGAAGGTAATCAAGGAAACGATCTAACTAAAGTACGGGCTAGTATAGCTGCTATTCAGCAGAAAGCAGGAACAATTTTTGCTTTCCCTCCCGGGGTAACAGAATTGTCAGTGGGAAGTGAATGGCCTGTAGATTATGGAGCATTAACAAATGCAAAGAGAGCCAAGTGCAAAGGATAATCCGGACGACGATCTTCCGGTAGTACCATATGGACAGCATTGAAGAACTTAAAACACTAGCAGGAATAACCAATCGTGCAGTAATGCAAGAATATAAGGGTTTTCCTGGTAGTAATATCTCAGTGACTGGAAATGAAAAAGGCGAACTCATGAAAAAACATGATATTCGTCCTGGCACCCAAGAATGGTTTAAGTTATGGTTTAGCAAGCCTTACTTAACCGGAGAAAAGCCAATATGAAAATCAATGAAATACTTCGCGAGTTCGATAAAGATCAAGCTTTTCAACAAACAATTGATGCTTTTCAAAAAACGCAACAAAGACAAAAGTTTTATGGAAGAACACCCGATGATCTACAAGGAGAACCATCAGATATTGGCGACACCTGGGACGACTACAAGCGACACGTTAAAACTTTTGGACAATTACCAAATAAACCAAAACTATATGATCCATCACAGGACGATCCTAATGCCGTGCCTTTGGATGCAGACAAATTAAAAAAACCTAAGTTTGTGCCTGGACAACACGATCCGTGGGATACTGATCCCGATATAGGCACAGTAGGTCAAGCAACATCCGCATCTCTACCTAAATATTGATTCCATTTAGTATCTTTGACTCTAAATGGACTGTGTTTCCATGCGGCAGCTAGTGCATAGTAATCGGGTCTATACGGTTGTCTAATAGGCTTAATGTTACTTTTATCGGCCTTGTGCCAATTGCATGATTTACAACTAGTGACACAATTAGTCCATTCGGTTCTGCCACCTCGACTCAAAGGAACAACGTGATCAATAGTCAATTGATCAAAATCAAAAGTATCTAGACAATATTGGCATTGGTACAGATCACGCAGATACATATTGTAACGTGTAAAATTTACTCGACGCTTAAAGTTAAAATATTCTTTAGTTAGAGCTACACTTGGAACATTTATAGCTAATTTCTCAGAACGAATAATCCAGTCTGGGTACGTTTCAATTACTTGAATACGACCAAGATACATAAGTTTTATAGCATGCTGCCAATGGATTACACTAAGTGGCAAAACACTAATAGGTGTATAATCTTTGTTTAAAAGTAAGGTGTGACTCATAAGTAATAATATGAAAAACAGTGAAACTACTATTATAAAGTCTCCGTACCAAAAAGTCAATTTTTCTGAAGAACAAATAGTAGAATTTATGAAGTGTGCAGATCCGGACACAGGACCGGAATATTTCATGAGTAACTATTTTTACATTCAGCACCCGGTTCGGGGTAAAATGCTGTATCAACCGTTTGAATATCAACAAAGACTAATAGATACTTATCACAATAATAGATTCAGTATTTCGTTGATGCCTAGACAGACTGGCAAAACTACTTCTGCCGCCGGATATTTGTTGTGGTATGCTATGTTTAAACCGGATTCAACCATATTAATTGCAGCACACAAATACACCGGGGCTCAAGAAATTATGCAACGTGTGCGTTATGCATATGAGTTGTGCCCTGATTGGATACGTGCCGGAGTAACAAGCTATAATAAAGGGTCAATTGATTTTGAAAACGGAAGTCGTATTGTTAGTCAAACCACCACCGAAACAACTGGTAGAGGTATGAGTATTACACTATTATATTGTGACGAATTTGCGTTTGTTCGCCCTACTATTGCTAAGGAATTCTGGACATCCATATCTCCTACATTAAGCACTGGTGGTAAAGCAATTATTACTAGTACCCCAAATAGTGACGAAGACCAATTTGCGTTTATTTGGAAACAAGCAAACAAAACAATAGATGAATTTGGTAATGAAAGAAAAGATAAATTAGGAGTAAATGGATTTAAAGGGTATAAAGCCAATTGGTGGGAACATCCTGATCGTGACGAGCAATGGAAGGCGGAAGAAATTGGACGTATTGGAGAAGAACGTTTCAGACGTGAACACGGTTGTGAATTCTTAATTTACGACGAAACATTGATTAATTCTATTACCTTATCCGAGCTCGAAAGCAGCGATCCAATTGAACGACAAGGACAAGTACGTTGGTATCAAAAACCTCAAAAAAATCGTACCTATGTGGTTGGTTTAGATCCTAGTCTTGGGACCGGAGGAGATCCTGCTGCTATAGAGATTTTTGAACTTCCTACAATGATACAAATAGGAGAGTGGCAGAATAACACCACTCCAATACAACGACAAATCGTAATTCTAAAAGAAATATGCGAATATCTATATGATACAATTGGGACTCAAAACGATATATACTATAGTGTGGAAAATAATACACTAGGGGAAGCTGCATTAATTACGATCTCCCAAATTGGAGAAGAAAATATTCGAGGAATTTTTTTAAGTCAACCTGTAAAACCAGGACAAGTCCGTTTACATCGTAAAGGTTTTACCACAACTAACAAAGCAAAAATTTCAGTTTGTGCTAAGTTAAAAAACTTAGTTGAAAATAAAAAAATGAAAATTAACAGCAAAAATTTAATTAGCGAGCTAAAGACTTTTGTAGCAGATGGTCCGGGATTTGCAGCAAAATTAGGCGAAACTGATGATTTAGTAACAGCAACTTTGTTGGTATTACGTATGGTACAATCCTTACAAAATTACGATGCAGAACTGGATGAAAAACTGCGAGATAGCATCGATGATTATATCGCGCCCATGCCATTTATTATGATTTGATAAAATACCATAAATAATATATTATGCGTGAATTAGATAAAATATCCGAAGAACTTTTTGATAAAATACGTGCAAGATTCGATCATGTCAGTATTGGCAACGAAAATGCTGAGCGTATAACTGATTCTAGCCAAGCTAGATTTTTTAATTTTGATTACTTAAGCAAAAATGGCGAAAATTTTGGAAATATTACCATAAGTTTAATTGACGAGAATTCTCTAAAAATATACTTTAGCTCAAATATAACTGCAAATTTAGACGAAGAACAAGAACAAGAATGGTATAATTTTTTACGGAGTTTGAAAACTTTTGCTAAACGAAATATGTTAACTTTTGATGTTAGAGATATAAACCGTAGTAACTTAGATCTTAAAGATCTGAAACAACAGAGTGCTTCTGATTCAACATTTACAAAAGACGAATTAGAAATTACCGAAAGTCGTTTATATGGACCGGGAAATAACAAACATGTAAGTTTTGGTGATGTTGGTACACATAAACTAATTATAAAGCACAGAGATCAAATTAATCCCGATATCCACGGAGCTCGTTCTAGACAAATTGAACACATTTTTGTAGAAACGCCAATTGGTGAAAGATTTTTACTAGATCATACAAACTTACATGGTGCAAGAGCAATAGCCAACCATTTACGCCATGGTGGACGATTTGGCGACGAAGGCAGCGAACTTATCAACGAAATGGTTCGTGAAATGGCCAGTATGCGTCATTTTGTGAGAAGTATGAGAAATAGAACTTTTGAAGATGCAGAAACAACTGGTATGGTTGAAGCAGCTATACATAGATACAATGAAGTAAAACAGAATTTAAAAAAATTCCAAGGTAGACAAGGACATAATCTTTTAATGGATCAATTATCTACTAGAGTGCAACTAGAAGATAATATTGACATTGATGCATTAAGAGAAAGGTTTGTCAAAAAAATATACGACGACAGGTTTAATGAAGCTTTACCATATGTTTATAGAGCATATAAACAACGCAACGAATCGTCTACTCCACATTCTCTGGAATTTGAATCGTGGGCAAATGATATATCAAATTGGCAAGTTGACGAGGAAGATGATTCTGACAGTAGAATGGGAATTGAATTTGCAGATTTAATTCAATACCCCATACAAGTTGGTATTGACGGGATTGATGCGATTGGTGCATTAAAAAATATGTTTGACGATGAAAAACTTCATTCGGCATTAATCAAGTTATCGCAAAGTCAAGGACCAGATGCAGATGCACGTAGAATATTGGCCGGATATCTAGCTAGTACCGGGCACGGCGATCATGCAAACATGATTATGCAAGTATTGACTCAGCAGAATCAACCAACACAACCACAACCAATTAGCCCAGCCGTTCCGCAGCAAAATTACGGAGCTACTACAATGGACGAACCGGTAGTTAATGAAGAAATATCCATTATTAAATGGTTATCTGGTTTAGGTAAAAAATAATCTAAATTTGTTTTGACAGCATAAATACTATTGTTATACACTTGTAAACATGCTTGTGTATATCTTGGCACAAACTATTATGGCATTTATTAAGGAGAATATATTATGGCCACTTCATTAGCAGAAATTCGAGCAAAACTACAAGCTCAAGAAAACCGTCAACAAGGCGGACAGTCACAAGGCGACAACGCCATCTATGCACACTGGAACATTCCAGAAGGCTCTAGTGCAAAAATTAGATTCCTACCAGACGCTAACACGAACAATTCATTCTTTTGGGTTGAACGATTAATGATTCGCTTGCCGTTTGCAGGAATTAAAGGACAAGCAGATTCGAAGCCTGTTGTAGTTCAAGTTCCTTGTGTAGAAATGTATGGTGATGCATGTCCTATTCTAGCAGAAGTTCGCACCTGGTTCAAAGACCCCGGTCTTGAAGAAATGGGTCGTAAGTATTGGAAAAAGAAATCATACTTGTTTCAAGGTTTTGTAAGAGACAACCCACTAGCAGATGACAAAACACCTGAGAATCCAATTCGTAGATTTGTTATCAGCCCCCAGATCTTTAATTTGATCAAGGCTGCACTTATGGACCCAGAGCTAGAAAGCATGCCAACTGATTACACCGCTGGTTTAGATTTTACTGTTACTAAAACATCAAAAGGTGGTTATGCTGACTATTCAACTAGTAAGTGGAGCCGTAAAGAAACTGCATTGACTGCACAAGAACAAGCAGCAATTGACAGCTTTGGTCTTTACAACCTAAGCGACTTCTTGCCTAAGCGTCCAGGAGAAGTAGAACTCAAGGTTATTAAAGAAATGTTCGAAGCAAGTGTAGATGGTCAAGCATACGACCCAGATCGTTGGAGTCAATACTTCAAGCCTAGCGGCTTTCAAGGCAAAGGTGGTAATGATGATGCTGAGGCTTCTGCGCCAGCACCTCAAGCGACCAAGCCCGCACCAATGGCGGAAGATCCTCCGTTTGAAGTCGACGAAGAACCGGCAGTTGCCACTGCACCTGTACAAACCGCAGCAGCTAAACCTTCGAGCCAACGTGCTGAAGATATCCTGGCAATGATTCGTAATCGAGCAAAGTAAGGTTGTGTCTGATGTTATCGCAACTAGATAACATTATTTTCCCGGACCGTTGCGAAGTATTAGAAGTTGCTCCGCAACGGTACGTTTATCCAATCTTTAAAAACGGTTACAGTAGTTTAAGTAATTCAGGATTTAGGGTACTGGCAATGACAGAATTGCCTGCACTGGATACCGTGGAAATATTTGTTAGAGATCCTATTGAAAGATTTTTTTCTGGATTAAGCTCAATCATTGAGCTTAATCACCATTTAGATAAAGATACTTTTCTATTCGCTGCTACTCAACATCTGTTTATAAACAGACACACAGCACCTCAATTTCACTGGCTAGTAAACCTACGTAGGTTTA